CTCTACCCACACAATCCACAATTGTTCCTACCGGGTAGGGGGTCTGGGGCTATCTTAAGCAATACCATTGGAGAAATGAATGGGAAGACCAAGAGGGTTCATAGTTGAACCTGAAATAATAGTGAAGAGAAGACCGTCTCGCTCACTTAAAAAGAAAATCAAGATGGGCTCTATAGCCTGGATAATCCTAAACTACGTTGTCAATGAGCCGGGTGAGTGGACATTGCCGCAGATAGTTCACGATATGAACATCACAACAAAGTCGTATGCTGCTGTAAGAACAGAGCTTATTAATGTTGGGTACATTCTTTCAAAGGATTCTTCTGGGTTCCATGGTGCTCATGTACTGATACCAACTCAAGCAGGAATAGAAGCATTTTCGAGGGCAGAATAATGATTAAAGGTACAACATCATCAACACCACCACCATCGACTAGGATTTATAGAAACTCCTCATCATGGCAACTACTAAACTATGTGGTCTCTGAGCCTGGAGAGTGGTCTGTTCCGCTTGTGGCTCAAGATATGGGTGGAGGAAGCAGAGTTAAAAGTACTTATGAAACAGCTTTGTTTAGATTACAAAAGCGCGGGTACGTTGTGACTGGTGAGAAGACCAGGAAAGGATTCCTTTTATACCCAACAAAGATGGGAATAGAAGCATTCAAACATTCTCAATGCCTTGATAAGAACAGTAGACGATAGGATTTGAAATGCCTCTCTATGTATACAAGTGTGAAAGCTGCGATAAGAAAGTAGAAATACTGCAGGCATTCAATGACCCAAAGCCTATCTGTAAATCATGTTCTTGCGATATGAAGAAACAAGTAGCGCTTACTAGCTTTCACCTAAAGGGTGGAGGCTGGGCTAATGATAACTATGGTCTAAAGAAAAGGTAGATATCCACTATCTTGTGGTGGGAACTAAGCCGTAGGCTCTCAGATTGGCTGAGTGTTTACGGTACAACATGAGTGGAATAAACCTGGCCCCACTTAGGTGTAAAAACTTAAGTGGGGTATCTTTTTAAGACTTAGTACTATCAATGATGCGATCAAGCTTAGACACAATGTCGTTGTGAACTTTGGTTCTAGTAATCAAAAAGTCTTTTGACTGGCTATCCGCTGTGTCTCTGTACTCTTGAATGACACGGTCATACCGTTCTCTCATTCGTTCAGTACGATCAGAGTATTGTTTTCGTATCTCATCTATTTGTTCTTGGAATCCTTCTACCAGTTTATCCAAACGCTTTTGCATCATGACAAATTGATAAACAAGAAACGCAGCAAAGACACCAAGATGCCCATCAGCTAACAGTGAGTCTATTAAAGCTTCCACTATACAGGCTCTTCAATAAGCGTGTAAGTAAAGCTATTCCCCCACTTACTCTTAGCGGCATAGCAAAGGCTCATGAACTCATCGAAGTCTGCGCTATGGCTAAATACCTGACAACCTGCGGACCATTTGTTTACTTGTGTAGAGTCTGACCCGGCTTTGTGGATATTGATTCCATAATAACCTTCAGTAATAGACTGTACGTCAAGATCAATAATGTCGTCTTTGTTGTCATCACGATAAGTCTTGACCGTACCGTTCCTCTGACAGAGCGCATCGTATCTCCCCTGGTGCTTGTCGATCTTCCATACAGACCGGTACTGCCCAGGTACAAGGATAGCAGTACCCTTTACGTTACTGGGGTTCTCAAGCCAGTATCTTCCTGGCTCAGTAGTGCATTCCCAGGTGCGAGTAATCCAACCCTGCTCATCCCTATAGACTACGCAGATACGGTCATCAAAGCTATTAGCCTTGTGATCCTTACTCCGAATACCAATAATGTTTAAGTTGTAATCACCTGACTCAAACACAGCGTGACCAAGAGACTCTACATAGTCTAAGAGTACAGGTCTCATCGACTGCAGTTCGCGTTTGTAGCTTGGCAGATAGCCGCTTGGTTGATTGCTTGTTGCTGCTGCATCTCAAGCATCTTGGCTACAATGTCCTCCATCTTATCAAGACGGTGTTCGATGCCCTCAATCTTAACGTCTACAACATCTTGCTTTCCTGATTTAGATTCAAGAACTGTTACCCGATCATCTAAGTCCTTAGACTCTTGAGCGGCAGACTCCAATGACGCAAACGATATTCCTGCTGCAAAAACAATTGTAATACCAGGCACTATCCATTCTTTAGTATTCATTACTGCTTCCCTGAAGTGTAGTGATATGTAGCGCCAAGACCAGCAGTTACAATTCCTACTATCACTAACGTCTCTATTCTACCTAACCATCGCTGAGTTGAGGGCCTGTCCAAGAAAGGCTTAGGTGACAATTCATCATTTAATCTAGACTGATACCAGTCTCTTTCGCGCATTAAATATGTCGTATCTAGCTTATATCTTTTTTCTATTGCTAAACCCCACCGCTCATTAGCGAGTAGGTCTGCATATTCCGAAAGCGGGACGGCCACTGCCGAACAGTTGGCCAGGACAGATGGAGATACCAAGCCATCCGGTAGCGACCGCCCCTGACTGATAGGAAAATTAACTCTGCATTCGCCCTTTACTTTAGCTGGAGGTGCAGGGCGTTCAGGAACTGGAGGTACAGCCAGTACAACGCCAACCAGCAAAGAAAGTATCAACGTCTACTCCGCACATTTCCTAATTCAGCCAATCTTTCAGCAGGAGTATCGTCCTCCAATGCAACAGATATGGTATCTAACTCTTCCTTCAAATCACTATTAATCTCTTCAGCCATAACTTCAGAAACTTTATTTGAAGGAGGAGGTTCTTTTATTTTTTTACTCTTACGGAAAATAAAAAGCGCAGCCACAATTGTTGTGACTGCGCCAATAAACCATTTCCAGAAAGACTTCACGACTTCTTAGAAATGGCCGACATCGCCTTCTCTGCGGAGTCGCCTGCTATATAAGCAAGGCCAAGGTACAGCCATTGCTCGGAAGCAAGCATACCTGCTACTAGCAGGCCAGTACCGAGCATTAAAACCGCAAGGCGTCGCCATGAAACTCGTTTTTGTGAACAGAATAGTGCATTAATAAACTTCATAATTACCTCAAGTGCAAAGAATCTTAACGGTGACCTTGCTTGCAGGGCCAACATCAGCATTGTCATCATCGCCATTTAGCGCATAAGGGCTAATAACAGACCAAAAAGTAAGGTTTGCAAAAGCAGTTCCGGTACCAATAATGTAGGTTTCCTTTACTCCTGCAGCAACCCGCACTTGGTCTTCTGGTGTTGTTGTTCCAACAGTTGCAGAAGCAGCAGCAGAAAGCTTCGTGTATGTAGGAACAGTTGTATTGGCAGAATTATCTACTGTTACAGAGTAAACCACAGTAGAAGAACTTCCAGTTACATCATTTTCTGGTGTTGCATCTGAGTCATCATCAATAACAAGTTTTGATCCAAGTGGATCAGCAATAGTGCTTACGGTCAAAGACATCATTCACCTCAAGAAGTAACAACTGTTACGATTACACCATTACTGGCAGGAGCAGCGCTACCCTTAGGGTCTTGTGTGCTGCTTGTCCAAAGATTGAGAGCGCTGTCAAACGGTGCTCCGCCTGGAATTTCTACACGCTTAGTAGATGTTGCTGGTACATGAAACTGCCAATGAGCAGCAGTTGTACCAAGAACAGGTCCAAATCCGTCGTACAGTCTAGCAAAAACAGCAGATCCAGACTTATTATCGATATCAATCGAATACCATCTACCAGAAGATCCAGTAACGTTCTCTTGAATAGCAGCAGTTGGTGTATTTTGGTTATCAAAGTAGATGATCTTGTAATCAAGAGCAGCGCTACTAAAACCGGAAACTTTAATAGACATGGTTTATCCTTGTAGGAATAGATTAGAGAGGTAAGGTTACGTCAGCGGCCACGTGCATCATGTCCTCGTTACCGACATTTGTGGTTGAGGCAACCCAGGTGTCGCCACCATTAGTTGAGTAGAACATGTCGCCTGTTAGGCTGCAAGCCACCCAGGTAGAACCATCTGTTGCGACACCGTAGACGTTTCCGTGTCCGGTTCCGTCTCCGCTGAAGTCGGCACCGTTCTCGTCCATGGTGGTCGTCTTGCCGTTGATATCAAACGTAGACTTATACTGACCACCAACAACAACTACCCGGCCGGCCGCTGATGCGATGTGCCTCTGATCGTCAAAGCACAGCGCGGCATGATGGTTTAGCGTCGTTGAACCAGACCAGTCGGTCAAGTCAGACGTTGATGCCGTGTAGAACTTACCATTGTTAACGATGCCCACCAGCAGCGTATTGTTTGTGTATGCCATACACCTTATATTACCGGGGTCGTTACCCCCGTCGAGCAGGGTGTGCATTAAGCTCCATGAGCCAGACGCGCCATTTGAAGTACTTGTGTAGATACGATTCTCTTGAGCAAACCACCAAGTACCCGCACCATTCGACCTAATGGTATAGATGCCTTCGGAGGTAATGCCAGTAACGCCAGAAATGTCGATCACCTCCCAGTCAGTGCCATTAGTGGACCTCCAGACCTCTTTGATGCTACTGGTCATATTGCCCACAGCGATCCAGACGTTGTTTCCCCACTCGACGGCAAACCGTCTGATCGAGAGGTTGTTTCCGTCTTCGTCTGTATTGATCCCGGTCCATGGTCCTGAGGCGCCATCGTCGTGGATCGTTATTTCTGGGTTGTCAGTCTCATAGAGCGATACCCACAGACTACCCCCCGATCCGTCTTTCCCATAGGCCAAGTAGTAGTTATCAACGCTACCGCTTGGAAAGGGTGACGAGCCGCCCGCGAAGGCGTCATAGTCAGACCAGTTATTGTCAGCCAAGAGATCGCTGTTGCTGATGTACCCAACCCTTCTGTCGTTACCACCAGCGACCCAAAGCGAAGCGCCAGACGCTGTAGGCTTGTCTTGCCCGTTAACGTTCTGGATATTGGCCACAGCAACGCCATTGACGCCAGCAATACTACCGGCAACAACGTCATTTACTTTCTCGTAGTTAGGCACTATGCAACCTCGACTACAGTACTGTCAGGATTGAAGTAGATTGCGTCAGCAGATATTGCATACCCGACAATCTGAACGAAGTCTCCGTCCGTATCGGGAGCCGCTTGCTCAGGGACATTCTTCTGAGATGTTTCAGCTTCTGGTGTGTACAGAGCACCACCTACGGTCCAGGTGGGGAACTCAGAGTTGAATCGTGCAAAGCCCTTAAGAAGAAATGGACCCATAGAATTAATACCTATAGATGCTGTTGCCATTGCTATACATCGCGAAGTGGCTGCGGCAGTCGCAACGGCCTTGTAAACCTTTCCGTCTGACTTAAAGTAAACAACCTCACCAGCAGTAAGGTCTTCTCCTGCTTGGAATAAAGCGAGTTCACCAGACACTTCACCATCAGCAACTGCTGTATTGTGCATAATCTGCACATTTACATTGCTGTCGATTGTAATAGCGGTGGTTGTGCCATGAGCAGAACCCTTTCCAATCTCAAGAGTATCCGTTCCGTCATCCAGTCCAATACGGAAGTCTTGCGCATTACCATCGAAGACCAGCATGGTGTCTTCTGCGCCAGCGTCACCGATAACTAGCTTCGGAGTGACGCCGCCAATGATTACGTCTCCATCAACATCAAACGATAGGTGGGCTGCAGCGTTATTATCATCATCTTTTGTTTTGATTGTTGTCGCGCCATGAGTCGTCGTGGCAATCTGGAAGTAGTCTCCAGTGTCTGCGCTAGACACAATCCTCATGTCCCAACCATTAGCGTCATCAGTGTTGATGAAGATGCCCTGGTTGTAGTCTCCACCAGTCGAAGTCAGATCAAGAGCACGAACGGTAGAGTCCTCTGGGCTATCGTGACTTGTGGCTATAATTTCCATACCCTTGAGGGTTAGAACACCGCCACCCGACTGAAGTGTTGGCGTAGCCTTAATAGCAGTCATAGTATTAGTGCCGCTATTCGCCGTCGTGTTGTCCATGTCGATGTTGATTCCGATCATGGTGTTGTTTGACGTGCTTGCTCCAGTCTTATCGAAGTTAATATCGACTGCCGTAAACGTTCCCGCATTTGTATCGGTGACCAAGTCAGTAACGGTTAGTGTATTGCCGTCGAACGTAAGGCTCGCTTCGCCGTTCATGGCATCAGTGCCCGTCGCCGTCACGAGACGGTTGTCTGCGCCATTCGTCAGGAAGTCAGATACATCAACGCTAATAGCGTCTGCTGCTACATCAATACCAGTACCAGCACCAACAGCAAGGCTAAGTGCTCCTGAGGTGCCTCCACCAGTCAATCCATCGCCAGCGGTAACCGCTGTGATGTCACCCGCCGAAGCAGCCGCATAAGTAGCCACATCCGAGGCTGGAATCAGCTTAGTGGTACTACCATCATGTACGATAAAGCCATCAGTATTGGTAATCGTAATGCTAGATCCAACACTTGTGTCGCCATCCAACAGGTTTAACTCTGAGACAGTAGCGGTAACACCACTAAGGGGATCGTTATCAAAAACTGAACCGCTCATTATCCCCTCCAGTTAATACGAATATTTGCTGTTGGGTTGCTTGAGGCATCATCAACTTTAGCCATTACATAAACTGTACCGGTAGTTGTGTTGCTTACACTCGGGTCAAAGTGGTAGTCAGTATCTACTCCAAATACTGCACTGGCAGTTGTCCCAGCACCTGCTGTAATGCTTGCTGTTGACCCAGAATTAGAGCCTGGAGTTACAGCAGAGCTTCCGTTTGAATCGCGAGCAATGTACATCGTGACTGTACCAACGCTCTGCTTGTTTACAAAATCAAACTCTACAGATTGAATATTACATGTGTCTGGAAAAGGCTCTGATCCTGAATTGTTTGCAAGATCAACTGTAACAGGGAAAGCCTGAAAACTAGTGCTCAAGGCAGCAGGAAGAGTTGTATTGTGATGATATGAGTAGGCTGATCTACTCCATGAATGAATACTCATTTGTTATCCTTAATAAATCTAATTGGAACCGAACCACTAATACCCGCATCTCTCAATAGGGCTTCACGCCTTATGTTTATATCACGGTTGTATCGTGCTTGTCTGGCTTCAGGATTATCTGCAACTATACGAATAGTTCCTACCGCATCAGCTATTTTCCACCAAGGAGCAATAGGCTCATAATCATGAGAAAGGTAATCTTCTCTCATGTCTCTTGGCATCCTGTCCAGATAGGTCAAATTGTACAGAGTTGCTGCTGCTGCACCTTCTTTCATAACGCGAGACCATGGAGTATTGTTTAGTACCCAGTTGGCAGTTCCATTTATATGAACGTCATCCATCATCGAGGCACTTTTTGCTCTCCATGGCTGAGTAACTACAAGCCCTGATTCTGTTGCCAGGAAATCAGAGAGACCGTTGCCTACAAGGGGGATTCGTCTAATACCCTTAATCATCGTAAGGGCATCTCTACCGTAGGTCATATCAGCCATTGGTCTATCAAAGAACGCACTTCTTTGTTCAGCTAATTCATAGGCAAGCTTAAGAGCAAAGTGAGTTTGACCAATCATCTTTAGATGAGGCTTTCTTCTGTCTAGCCGTGTCTTTTTAACAATACCGGACAGTTGAGTAATATCTTCAATCTGTTGGAAAAACGCTTCTTGTGGAAGACCAAGACCTTCTATGTAATACCCAGGCTGTCCAGGTACTGGAAAGCGAACCAAGTTCCTGACATGAGCATCTTGAAACGCTAACGACTCTTTACTAGATCCACGTCTAGGTATGTATGGAATGCCGAGAGTCTCTGCGTTGTATCTTTCAACAATCTCTGGCCCTTGGTGGATGAGCAGACGCTGAAAGTTTGCATAGAAAATAGGGTTTTTCTGCATCATTTCTAGCTGAAGGGCAACGTTTTTCTGTGTCCAAGTAAAGAACGGAACTAACAGACGCATCCAACCTTTTTGCTTTTGAGTCAAATCACCATAGTTAAACAAAAACTTATCTACATGTTTAGCAGCAGTGTCGTAGCTTAAAGTTTTCTTTGTATTGATAATAAAGTTTGAAATTCTAGCGTGGTTTTCAAAAGTACGACCAACAGCAGAACCAAGACCCTTTGGAAGACCGACAGGTATAGGCATACCTGCAATAAGCATGGGTAAACCAACAATCATTCCATCCTCAAGGAAGGATAGAACTTTCTTTGCTTTAGTAAGCTTATCTTTTACGCCAGCAGAAGCATAAACATCGGCTAATGAGCTTTCAAATAGATCAATATCAACAAACTGCTGCATTCCACCAGAAACAACACCACGCTCTCTAAGAATTTCAATAGCTTCATCAGCAGTCTTAATGACCCCGTCACCAAGATCGAAACCTTTATCTGCGCCTAAAGAATTAATAATACTTAAAGAAGTTTTTCGCTTATTGAATCGAGCGGCGCTCTCTGCCAAGCCTCTCTTCATTCCTAAGACTTTTTTGGCTGCCTCAATAGACCCATACCTATCAAACACATGTGATAGTGTGGTTAATCGACCAGCCTCAAGAGCAACGGCAGGGTCAAGCATAGCAGCGCCAACATCTAAAACATTAGACAACTGGTTTGAAGTAAAGTTTCGAGCGTGAAACGCTGAAGCAATAATTGTAGTTCTAATCTTCCAGAAGTTATTAAACTTACGAGCAGTATCTCCTGCCCAGTTGTCTAAGTACTTGCTTTTAACAAACAAGTTGTCCATAGATGTTTTTACTACAGCAGGAAGGTATAGATTCCAAAGCTCTTGACCTTCAGTATAAAAAGTCTTTAGTGATTCACCACTAGACACCCTGTTTTGTGAGTTGATGGCTGATGCTGCTGCATTCATTTCATCAGCAACACGATCCCAAGATTTTATTTTTAGGTTGTTTGCTTCTTTTGCTAAAAGAGATGCAATTTCATCTGGAGATTTCCCACGCTTTCCGTAAAGCAATCTCTTCATATTAAGTTCTTCAGAATACAAACGTTCAAAAGCAACTAATGGATTGTATAGCTCTTCATTCTTTAAGAAGTTGTCGGCTTTAATCTCAGAAAGAGTAGCAATAATTTTATCTGAGTTACGGATAGTCGTAGACTCTCTTGTAAACTTAGCAAACAAGTCTTCTTTTCTATCTTTAGTGTAGGTCTTCATGTCTTGAAATAACTCAAGAACATTGTCTGGCGTTAGACCTATGCGAGCCCAAGAAGAAGCGTCTCCAGAAATAATCAAATCTGTTGTAAGCTTGTTTACTATATTGACTAAATCTCCGCTCAACTTTGGAGAAGCCACCCTAAATACTGGGACATAGTTCATATCAGCAGCACGCTGTGCTGATGGAACCATCTCTACAGGAAGGTTTAGTGATTTAGCTTCTTCTGCTGCTTCAAGAGCATCATCAAGGGTTTTAAGCTCAGACTTTGTTGCCTTGTTTCTTACTGCAATATCTAAAACATCTGATGCAACTGTATCTATTTCTCTATCAAGATAAAGTTTGTACTTATTAGCAAGCTCTTCAATCATGCTGTCGTACACAGTCTTTGAAGAAATTGGTTTCATGACTCCGGTAGATATCAGAGAGAACATGAACTCTTCGCCGGAAATAACCCTTGCTGCTTTCATAAACCTTGAAGCAAGGTTCATAGGATCAATCCCGTAAATTCCATCCTTTCCGTTTAAAGCATCATTAAGCTCAGCCATAGTTCCAGACAGCTTTCTATACTTTCTCTGGTCCATATTAGCAGAGAACGCATCCTCTAAAGATCGAGCAGTAACGTTTGCCTTATATCCAGCCTTACTGGATAACTTTTGTCTTATTGGATCTCCCTTAATGGTCTCTCTAAGAGTCAGTTTTTCATGCGGAGCATAGTTGACTGTTCCCCACATCTTCATCATGTCTACTGGAGACTTAACAAAGTCCATTCCATACTTTATATACAGGTCTTGGTAATGCTCTATAAGTCCCTTGAAAGCATCAACTACAGGCTGTAGCTCCTCTGGAATTTCTTCCATTCGGCGACCAACAAGGTTTTCATACCGCTCTTTAATCTTGCCGTATTGAACACCAAGTTCTTTGTAGTAGTCACCGCTAAGAGTCTTTGCATTAAAGAGCTTAGGAGAGTCTGAAAGGGCGGCATAAGCAGTAAGAAGCACTTCTTCTTCGCTTAGGTTTGCAGTTACTGCGTTGAAGCGATCCCATACATCAACTTCCCACTGCTCAAGAGGCTTAACATTAAAAGTTCCAGATTCTTTAAGATTGGGAATCTTTAGTCTTGGAATAGACTCAGCCAATTCTTTTTTAAGCTTCTCAACTTCTACTGCAGCTAGTGATTTACCTGATGCTTTTGCTTCAGCTAAAACATCACTGACCTTGGTTTTCTTGTACGTCTTTTTAACTAAGACTTCAGACATCTCGTCTTTAACTTTAGTAAAGATTGGATCATCTGGAAGATCAAGCAACTCATCTAAAGCATTGCGTACTCTAACTATAGCAGTAGCTTCGTCTGGAGAATCCTTAAGAAGGTTTCTTATTACATTTTCTGTAAGCTGCTTACGTAGCTTTGCTTTGTCTTTTAGGATCTGACCCTTAGTCAGGGGTCCACCTGTCCGCTCAAGTCGCTTAGAAGCCTTTGTAAGTATGCTTATGCGTTCCCTAAAGCTGTCTTCTACTTGTTTAACTCTGAGAATAGACCGTTTCATGTCGTCTATGTCTCGGGCAACAATACTTTCTGGTAGCTCTAGAACTTCTGCTTTCTCAATGAGCCAGTCACCAGCACTACGAGAAACGCCAGGTATAGCAACTCCCTCTGGAAAGTCAGACTCAACCCATCGAACCAGTTCATCGTAAAGAGCCTCTTCAGACTCTTCGTTTAAAAAGTTATGCCGGGAGGCAAACTCATCAAACTCGTCAATACTGTTAGCGTAGCGTGTATCTACAATAGACTGAGCCTCAGAAGAGACCATAGTCAATTTATGACTACCTTCTGGGTTTAGTCGGTAGTCTCGAATTTCATTTAACGCGGCTTGAGTCGTTAGCTTTGCGTCTTGGATCGAGTTTTTAATTCTGTCTCTAACAATGCGTCTTTCAATTTTTGCAACGTCTGCCGTGTCGCCCAAGAGAAGCGCTGACTTTGACTTGAACCTTCCGGGAAGGTTGACTCTGAACGGCTTGATTCCGAAGTATTCTTGGAAGACATTTAGTTCGATCTCCGTAAGTTCTCTAAATTGCTTATTAATTAAAGTAGATGACCAATCATCAACTTTGTTTTGCCTAAGTGTCTTATATGCCTTTAATGAAAGAAGGCCATTATCAAATGACTCTTTTAGATCTTGAAGATCTTCAATCATTAAAATTATTTGATCATTAAGAGCTTCATTAGAAGCTTGATACCGTTCTGCTAAGTCATCATTAATTTGTACACTACTAAACGGACTTGAATCATCTACTCTATTGAGATTAATTTCAATCTCTTCCATTCTTTTTCTAAAATTAATAGAGTCATTGCTTACAAGCGGCCACCCATTTCTTGGGCGATTAATAAACCAAGCAGTTCCATCAGGATTAACCACAAGGTGGTACTTTGCATTTATTGCAATTGTGTACTTCATATCCTCAATGCTTGGAGGAATGTTTGTAATGACAGAATCAAATGAAGGTTTCAATCCAGCTAGCTCTGGAAATTGAGCGATGCCTTCTTCAGTAAAAACTTCTGCAATAGCGCTTTTGCTAGTAGAAATAGGATGATTGTGTATTGCTACTACATCACCAGTAGCGACTAGCTCTGTGAGCTTTTCAAAAAATTCATCGGGTGCTTGATCACTCCGAAGTTTTTGTGCTGCTTGTAGTGCTTTTTCTTCATCAGTTGAAAGTTTTGAGTACAGATTTACAGCAGGATCAACTTTGTCTGCTTCACCTATGTTGTAGGTGATTATCTTTCCTGTTTTAAAGTCAAAAAATGCAGCGTGCTCAAGGTCTTTGTTTTTAATTATCTGAGCAAATTCTTCTATGGTTATAGTGCTGTCTATTCCAGGGGTATCTGGAGTAGATTCAGACCAAAAAGGATGTGGTTCAGCAGTAGGCGTTTTCTTTGTTGCTGGCCAACGAGCACGAAGATTTCCAGCTTTAATCTGCTCTTTTATTCTTGCTGCTTCTCCAGAGTACTCCAAAGCTAAAAACTTTAGAGACTCTTCAGGTGATTTGCCGTAGTACGCACCAGCATAAGTGAGTATTTCATCAGCTAAATCACGATCTCCATCAAGCGCTTTAAGCAAAGCATTATCAATTGCCTTAGCAATTTCATTATTAAACTTTGCTTCTCCAGATACTTCCAGTGTTCTGTAAAGAATCTCAGTAAGCTTCTTGGTGGTAACAGAGTTTAAAAGCTTTGTTTTTGAATTAATCCGGACTTTTTGAGCAGTCGTTATTTCGTCAACGCTAACTTTAGCAGCAGAATCAGCTTTTCCTGGCGACGTCTTTAGCTGTCCAATATTTTGAAGTCGCCTAACAATGCCTGCTGTTTTTACATCATCTCTTTCGCCGTACCTAAGCATAGCAATCAGTGCTTGTCTGATTTCTTCAGTAGGCTTGCTTAGCTGTTGAGATAGCTCAGACTCAATTTCAGACCATTTATTATGTATGCTTTGTAGCCAAGGGTTGTCTTGTATCTTTCCAGCACCAGTCTCATGAAGCCTTGCAATCTCTTGCATGAAGTCTTCTATAGTGTATTCATCACTAATAATTTCATTTAAGTCATTTCTTTTTGACCGCTTAAAATTAAGCTCTTTCTTTAAAATATCTATTTGTGAAGTAGAGTTAGACTTTCTAATTGAAACCACTAGTGACTCAATTTCAGAATCAAGTAGAGGAAGATCTCTAGTTTTTATTCTCTTTTTCCACTCAGCTAGTGCTCCGCCTTTTCCGTTTGTTCCTCCAGCAAGTGTCCACATAGTCTTAATTTTAAGAGCAGCATTAGCTGTCTCAAAAGAAAGTTGCTTCATGTAGTTTGTTGTGGCTGCTTGGTAGCTCTCCCACAATTCAGGGCGGAGTCTTTTCATTCTAACTAAACCGCTCTCAGCGGGCGTTAGGCCCATCATCGTAGCGCTTCTGTTGCCCAGGTACGCCATCTCAGCCTTAAGGCTCTCAGAGGCTACCAGGCCCTGCCAATGACGTGTTCCAAGTATTTCCGCCATTGTGTCTGCAACATTATAGGTCATTTCTCTAAATGGAACTGAAACTATACGTGATATGTAAGCAAGCCTTTCTCCAGGAGAAAGGTACGCCAACGCATCGTATCCAGCATTTCTTGCTGCCGATATTTTTCTACCAATAGCAGAGGATGAAAGGGTTTCGTACCCTTCTTTTAGGGTTCTAATTGGAGTCAGTATTCTACTATCAGGGCCAAGTGCCGTATTGATGTATTTAGCTGCTGTTTCAATCTGTCCTTTAGTGCCGACTGTATATGTAGACTCTGCAAAAGGAACATGAACTGTTCCAAGCAAAGGGATCTTACTTTTTTCTACAAGCCCTGCTGTTTTAGCGGAACCACTAGTATTAACTACATCTAAAAATGAGCGTATCTCTGAAGCTGCTGCACGATGTGTACGTGCTGTATCAATCCAATTCTTAGCCTTAGAAAGCAAAGCTTTGCGAACACCCTCAGGAGTTCCAGAAGAAAGTAGCTCAATATCCTTTTTAATTCTTTCTATTGTCTGTAAGGTCTTAGTATAGTTAGCTTTTACTAGCTTTCCAGACTCTTCACCAGAATACTTTAATGACAAGTCTTTAAGTTCTTCTACTTCATCAAGATATTCTTTTTTAAGTACTTCAACGGCTTCATCTATATTCCCAGACTTGGCTGATTCAGAAAGCTTTTGAAACTTTGCAGCTTTTACTTGTGCTTCTCGTGCTTCTGATAAAGCATTGTCCGATACTTCAAACAACTGAGCTTGAGCCTTAGAAACTTCGTCTAAATCTGCTCCATTTATAGCTTTTACTACCGTTTTACGGTGCCGTATTGCGCTTCCAACTACGTTTGAATACCGTTCAAGTAGTCCAGCAACACGCGATCCAGATCGGCTTAGATGATATGCTTTTCCTCCAGTATGGACTACTTGTGTTGCTTTGGCTGAACCAAAAAACCACAATGGATCAACGGCAACTTCAAGAGCAAGCCCTAATCCCATTCGAGTCACAGGATCAGACAACGCTTTAAGCTTAAATGCTGTTGAATCTGGTCTTAGTGTTTTATCAGAACCCCAAGCTGGAGCATTAGCCTCCAGCCTCCTCATCATATCAATAGGAAAAGCTATATTAAGTAGGTCTTCTCCTGTAGCGTTTCCACCGTGCAAGATTCCTGCATCTGGTCGATCAATAAAGTAGCCAGGAGTTTGAATTGCTTTGTTGTAGAGCGTTTTATCAGCAAAAGCTGAGTATATGTTTTCACCAAGCTTCTGAATGTCTTTGTAGTAGTCTTCTTCTTGCTGATCTGAGCGAAAGTTAGAAGTCATATCAGAAGCAAAGAAGTCATACAGCTTTGCTGCTCCAGAAAATCCCTTGCCTGCAAGGTCTTCAAGAGCATCACCAGTAAAAGTGTCTGTATCTGGCAAGGCAGACCCGGCTAAGTATCCGGTAGTCCATGTTTCGCTTCTTGGAACATCTGCGTACTCTAAATTGCCAAGAAGGAAGCCTCCCGCCTTAGCAATTGAGCCTATTTTTTCTGAAACAGTAGTGTATAGAACAGTATTCAGTGCTCTTGTTTGAGCAGGAACAGCACTTTTATAAGCTGAAGAAGCGACTGTCTTTACTATCTCTATAGGCTCAAGTTCACTCTCTTTCTCATACTGCTCAATGTCTAATTTTTTAGTACTGTAAGAATCGACTACACCAAACTGAGATTCAATTGGATCTCTTGATTCTTTCGTTAAATTAAGTGCAGCTTTAAAGTCATCTTTAGACGGAAGCATCCGAGAATCTTCAATCTGACGCTCTTCTAAAGGTACATAATCATCGTCGTCATCAAACAAAGTACTGAACCAAGAGTCATCATCTTGTTCAGTTACTTCTAAAGGAGCACTTTTAGGTAGTGGCGCAACTATTTCAGGCAAGTCCAGTACTACATCTTTTTTTGTAAATGCTTCAGTCTGAGGAGATGTTTCTGTGGCTGGAGCAATAGGTGTACCTTTGGCCATTTAAGGTCTCCCTGTATCTGATCCATGTAGTTCATATTGACCTGTATCTTTATTTTTCTTTTTCATAAAGTCTCCCGGCCCCCCAAAAGCAGCTTCATCGTCTTTTGTGACTCGGTTTGTATCTTGACTTGCTGCGGTAATGGCGCCAGAAGAAGGAGGATTAGTGCTGCCTGCTGCTGGAACTGAGGCTTGATCTCGTTCTTTTCTTAGACGGGCTTCTATATCTGCAAGAGATTCAGTTCTAGCACGTCCGCCAAAACCAAACCTTTGTGCAGCAGTAGTAGGCTCTGTTGGTGATTCTGCCTCAGTCAATTGTACAGGTTGTCTGGCTGGCACAGCTTTTGGCTCAAAGCCAGGTAATACAGCCCGATCTTTACTGTCGTCTTCTTTGTCTTTGTCAACGTACTCAGGATCTATCTTACTAAGAAACTTCTTAGCGGCACTCATTGTTCTTTTGCGCTGTCCTGGTGAAAGTTCTTGAGCGAACTCAATAGCCTCTACAGGAATATCTGCTTCATCAGACAAGTCTTGTGCGCCTAAGGCGCCTGGGGCTTGGTCATAGCTTGGCAAGCTACGGTCAAACTCTTCTACCCCAACACTCTCTATTGCAGCAATAGCGTTTTCAAGTTGCTCTGAAGTGTTAGTTCCACTAAATCTTCTCCAAGCTGCTGGTTTGTTTATTCCAATACCAAGAAGACGCTCAATAGGCTTCGTAAGAATACTTGTTCTAAAGATACTGTCGTTATCTGATGACCCTGCAACACGAAGCCTTGCTTGAATAGCCTCAGGGTTTTTAAGCTCATCAAGTTCTCCCTGCTGAGACAGAGCACGTACAATCTTAAAGTACTGCTTTCTGTCATCAGGGTGAGACCTTAAGTATTCAACGGCTTTAAAAGTATCATCAAAGCCCATAGCAGCCATGTAGGTTTCCATAAATGGAATCTTAGATGCGTATAAACCTACAGCCTGAGACAAGGGATCTGTTGGATTATCAATTTGTTGTAGCTGTTGGTTCAACTTTTGCTCTGTCATTTGAACAGACAAAGGTGTAGGCATTTTTTCTAAGGATTCAGCAAAAGCTATAGGCCCATCTGCCACAAGCTTTTTAGACATCCCGATAAGCTCACCAAAGGTTTTTGATAGTTCTGGTGATACACCTGAGCTAAACGACTCCATCTTTTCTGTAAGAGCTTGTAGCTTAATTTCAGCATCAGATTGATACCTTGCTGCATCCTGTTCTTCTTGTGGGCTTACAAATATGTCTCGATCTCTTGTAGAGACACCCCTATCACCAACAATAGAGTTGGTAATAATGCGATCACTGTTTTGTCCTAAGTAGTTTAGTACTTGTTGTGACCATGGGTCATCACCCAAACTTTGCATTGCATATTGTAAGCCTTTCTGAGATGCAGAAGACATTTGCTCTGTGGCTAATTTTTTTGTATCGACAAGAGTTTTAATATCTACGCCACTTCTTTTAAGACTATCTATAGATGTTGTATGACCTGCTGCATACGATCTATTTTTACTTCCCATGTTTTCTACAAGGGCTTCTGCAAATTGTTGTGGAGTTAATCTATTTTGATGTTGAGCTATTAGTTTGATAATCGAATTTTCGCTTGCTCCCCCTGCAACCATTTGATTAAGAAGAGAATCTCCACCAGCAATAAGTTTTTCTGCAACCTTTGGATGAGGCGTAGACATACCGCTTGCTGCACCAAGGGTCGGCCCGTATAGCTCTAATAGGGCGTTTGCTTGAAGTGCGTTGTCTGCTTGCCCTATTCGGGCTGCATTTACAGCACTGTTTATTCCGCTTGTTACTGCATTTAAAACACTAACAGTAACGTTTGCGTTGCTTGTAATGGACTGCGTAGCCATTTCCATTTTGAGCTTAGAGAGAGCAGTAAGTTGCTTTATGTACGACTCTCTAAATACTTGTTCTTGTTCTGGTGTAAGGCCAGAACCTACAGGCGTTTGATAACCAGCAATGCCAGCACCTAGAATGTTTGCGCCTTCGTATGGTTCAGCCATTTTATAATCTCCGTCCAGTCTTTGGATCTATTCTTCCACTTACTTCGCTTTCAAGCGGTTCAGTATCTGTTCCAATATCAGCGGTTTTGCCTTCTCGTTTTTTCTTTCCAGCTTGACCAAGCATGTTTACAACAGCTTTATCGCTAAGAATCTTAGTCGCATCAGACATGATTCCCTCATGTTGAGCATCAATTCTTTTATTAATGTCTTGGGCTCTATTGGCAGCAGTCTGTGCAAGTATTTGCCTACGCTTAAGCTCACCGCCCTGTCGAGCGCTAAGGGCCATTGCTGCCTTCTTTAGGCCAGCATCCCGTGCAAGACGCATCCGCTCAGAATCAATGCCTCCAGCGCCCGTTGAGGAGCCTCTAGCTTCGATTGCTTTAGCCTGTCTAACCATTGAGTCTTGTATTGCAGAAGCTTCAGCAAGCATCTTATCTGTCATTATAGGAGCAGCCATTGCCCTACGATCAGCTTCTTGCGCTCTCTTGATCTTATTGATCTGCATCTGTCGCAAGATTGCCCTGATGCCGCCCATAGCAACATCGGTACCAATCTTAATTCCAGCAGCCTTCTTTTGACCTTTGGCTAAGACTTCTTTTTCTGCCTTATTTTCTGCTGCTTCTGCATTTAGCCTTGCGTAATATTCTTCTTCAGCCGACATGTTTTCCTTTGGGTGCAATTAACAGCAATGCTTACCGTACTGTCTTGCCTTTTAAATCGTTAGTATCAAATCCGTACCACTCAAGAATACCAGAGTCTTTTTCTTTTCCAGCCTTAATCGCAACCAGACTTATTGAGCCACAAAGATTATCAAGAACTCTTATTGAGCTATCTTTATTGTGGGCCTGAAGAAACAAATAAATAAGCACGTCAAAGGTATGGTATCCCTTACTTAGTTTCAATAGCTTTGTTTTATTGTGCCACCTGTACTGGTACTCATTATTCTTTTCACCATTCTCTCTTGATGCTGGTGTTTTAGTTTGAGTTCCTTTTTCGTATTCGCCGTCAACATAGAGCCTGTGAATAGACTCATCACCAATGTCTACTCTAGCTGGGTCGTTTAAAGTATTAGAGCTTGAACTAACAACTAACGCTTGAGAGAAAAATCCTTGGTAAGTTACGTAAACAACAGAGTCCCAAGGAATAAATACGTTGGCAGACAACGAGTACGAAGTATTAAAAAATCTTTTTGATGGCCTTACTGATTCTTGTAAATTTAAAGGACCAAAGACTGATGCTGCTGCTTCAGCGTCTTGATTATACTGAGACTCATTGTATCTATCTGGAAAGTTAAACCCATAGAAGTACCCCCTACAAAAGGATCCACTTCTAAACTGTTCGGCAGATAAACCTGTAGCCCCGTCTGAATCACCAGAATTAATTAGAGAAGACGCAAGGTTTGCCCTTGTCAGCCCACCATTTAGGGCTTCAAAAGTATGATCAATGTCGTCAGAAACAAAGCTTGTAGGCTTGTACAGGCACTCTTCATATATTTCATTTACATTAACAGAAGTGTCTGCTGGTATGAATGAACTATTAAACTTTGCCATTCTAACTTCCGTAGTTGGTCAGGCTGTCTGCGCCATTATCAATGTCTTTGAAGGCAATAAAGTTAGTGTTTCCACCAACAACCTGTATTCTTTGACCCTGGGCTAGTCCTGTTAATTGTTCTGATGCAAACGATGTGCTGAACGAACTGCCAAATGCATACTTATCATCAGTATGAGGATCAACCTCATCCCAACGATCTAAACATGCTGTGACTGCCCAACCAAATGATGATGTTCCATCAAGTTCCATTTTTTTATCAACAAAATCAATACCTTGAGCATCACACAGGCGCCTAATAAAAGTATCATTTACGCTAATGACATCAGTATATGAGTGCGTTTTTTGTATACTAGGAAAGTTATCATTTTTGTCGAAACTAATACTCGCTGATGCTCCAATCATATGGCCAGGAGACCAACAAAGAACTCTTTTAGAGTTAATGTTTGGCTTTAAAGCATAGATTACAGATGTCCAAATCCGTTGTCCGCCAAACCAACGAATCCATTTTGTATCAGGCCCTCCTTTGTTTCCTGTTGCAAATGACAAGTTTATATCTGTATGAAATAGAAGATTATACCCTCGACCACGATTGGGTATTTTAAACATCTTAGACTTAAAAGGATGCTTAAAGCGCAAGTCTGAATCAAAGTCAGCGCTACCAATCCAATCATCAGTTGTTATTGTTTCAACAATATCTGGATTTGCTAGATCTGCTAGCGTCCCGCTAGAGTGAGAATCAAGAACTCCCCACTCTCTTCGTTCTTGCCTATGCCAGATAGATGTATGCTCATCGACAATTGGGTCTGTGTTTACGGGCGTAACACTCCAATGTGGGCCTGCTATTGTTTCTGGAAAAGGCCGATATCGAAAGATATTTTGTGACTCTATCTGCTCATTGACACTAAAGTTTCTAGCGCAATAAATAACAGAATCATTTAGAACATCCGAGCCAACAGAACCTCTACCAATCATTTCTGAATCAATAGAGTTTGCTTCATCAGCAACAGTATTTTGCATTAACTGAATGCTGCTGATTCCTGTTTGATCGTTTGTTTTAGGGTACGTTGACATTATTAATCTCCAAGCATTTTTCCGCGAGGAAACCGTATTACGTGTACCCTTGCGTTAATTATGCCTACACCCAAGTTGGTGCTATTTCCTTCTTCTCCATCTACATATCCGTTAGAGAAGTAGGTAATTTTTTCCTGTGCATTTTCCCCTGAGTCTTCTTTTGCTGCAACTGTTTGTCCTGCAACTGGGCTAAGGGTGTGCGTTCCAGCACGGAGCAAGTGAACAGAAGAACTGGAAGTTACAATACCCTTTTCTCTGGAGCCAGATCCTCTAGTGGCTTCTTTTCCAATAGTCGCTACATTTGTTCCTGGTCCTGACCCTTCAATTATTGATCCATCAAGACGAAGACCAAGAATCGTTCTTACCCGAACATCAGCATTACTATAAAAAGAACTTCCCAAGTGTTCTGTGCTTTCATCTTTAATATCAAGCGAGTCATTTTTTGTATAGTTATTTGTGTTTTCTTGGGAAGAAGAAAGCCTATATGCCCACATAGAGTAGCCAATTAAAACAAGCTCAGGCTCTTCAGAGGTCCAGGTAATCTTTAGGTCTCCATCAAACACATCTTGGTACCCTCTAAGATAGGGTATGAGCCATGGCTGACTAAGGCCGGACCCAGAAGACATAAGATTATGGGCATCTACATTACCATTTTGTCCAGCATAGGCGTAAGCAAACCGTTGTTTTTGTAAAACACGAACGCCAGCGCCATTCTTGGCTATGCCTGAATACGAAAGACCACTCTTGTCTTGAGAACAAAACTGCCAAGAAGTAGTGCTATTGATAACATTTCTAGCTTCAGTCCAATCTCTTGCTAGTTTATCGGGATCAACAACTTCATTCTTAGAGTTTCCAAATGGCTTGTATAGACTCATTTTATTTCTCGTAGAGTGCGGGGCTTCTTGTCGCAGCGTTACTGCTGATGGGACCGTAAGCATCAATGCTAATGATTGCCATAGGGTCATCAATACAGGAAGCGCTTAAAGAAAGACTAAACACTGTACAGGATGGTATGTCAATAGGAAGCCTGTGCGTGTAAGCTCTAGAGTCTCGGTACTTAGATGTTTCGTCACTATAGCTAGCCTCTACAGAGTTTGTAGTCTCTTGTTTTAAGGCAACGTTTGTTCCCGAATACACATCAATGCTGTTGTTTTCAGGATGAATCAAAGACACCTCTAAGTCTTTAGATATAGGATTATCAAAATCCCAATCAGCATACGTTGAGACAGTTGCTATTCTAGCTGATCGCTCTTCCATGGTGAATACTGAATCTGCTGCTCTTTGAGAAGCATGGAATGCTGGACCAAACTCTAGTAAGCTCATCCATCCACTTGTATAGGTACAGGTAAGATCAGAGCCTACTTCATAGTTTGGGTATCCTCGCTGATATACCCACACGGTGTCAGTAGCTTTAATCGCTCCTGTTGCCTCTCCAACTTCTGTATTTTTACCAACGCGGCCCTTCCAAGAGCCAGCGATTAAAACTAAGTCATCAATCTGCTCAACAGCACTTATTTTAAGGTCTTGTCGAAGTCTCCAACCTCTGTTCAGGTAGTCCCATACAAACTGTAAATCTGGAGTTGAAGAGTCTTCAAAAGGCAAACAGAAGACCATTTCTTTTGTTCTTTTATCTACCCAAGAGCTACCAAATTGAGCATATTTAGAATTAACTTTCTTAAGTCTTTTTCTAATGGCAGCACCAATGTCTACTGCGCCCTTACCTTTGCTTGAATCAAGCATCCAAAAAGTGCCGTTTCCGTACCAGATAACTTGACCATCAGGAGATGACTGGCTCAGGTTGGGACCAGAGCATCCAGCGATAGTACTAATAGTTCCAAATGCCCACCCTTCAGTTCCAGGGCGAGCGTATGAACCAGAAATGTAGTGAGTAGCTTTTTCTTTAAAAACAAGCATAGCCTGCTTGCTATCAATACTAATCGGTAGTGATCCTGTAATCGGTCCTGTTTCAGGGAACACATCTTTCCACTGAGAACTAATAAAGCTTTCAGGGATAGCCCCATGACCCGCACCTTGCTCACTCCACCAAACTCTGGATGGATGAGAATCAGTTCTAAGCAAAAACATAGAACCATTAAAGAACTTCATAAAGTAAAACCCTGTCGGAATTTTACGTCTATTGTCCCACTCTGATCCTAATTCAGAGTCTGGAATATCATCAAGATATTCTGTTGCACTGTTGTTTGGGATTCTATGAACAAACCTAAGATTACCCACTTCACCAGAAGGAAGTGAACTTAGATTCATTGTTCTAAGTAAGATTCTTGCAACTGTACCTGGCGGTCCCTTTGGAATATCATTTAACCAAAAGCTACGTCTAAGACCTTGGATTCCATTGGGGTGACCATTAACGCTAGCCACATGAAACTGGATACTTACTCGGCTACTTTTAGGTGCCGATTCTGAGTAAGCTCCGTCTTCGTTTTCATATACTACAGAGTAGTAATAAAGACCGGCCTCAATACCACCTGTTGTGACTGCCTGTTCTTCAGAAACATTTGTAAGGTTGTAGTTTAGGGTTCCAATTCTACCAGAGACGCTAAAACCGCCACCATTTGACCACTCAGTCCCTTTTCCTCCAGCCCCTATGTTTGACCTAGGCCCGAGCGCACTAATCGTAGAGGGCGCTACTGAGTAGCCGTAATCCCTAATCCTGTGCCCATCCCAAACGTAGGCACCACCGCCATCACTAAACGTAAAGTAAACTCTATTACCTACAACCTCTGTTTGAGGAGCAAACATTGGTATGCTTTGAGGCTTTATAGACTTCTTTTCATTTTCTTTTGTGTAGTAGAACTGTTCTACAAGTCCGTTAGAAGACGTATCTCCAAGATTAGTGGACCCGTAAGCTATATGGCCAGTTCTATTTGATGGATCAAAACGAAAGGTACCAGTACTCGTTAGAAACAAAAGCTCTGGACTTTCCCCATCCCACTTAAGGTATCGCATAGCGAGTACCTTCTTAAGTTCATCTGGTTGTTTGTTTCCAGGCTTTAGATCCGTCTCTGACGGGGACTCCATGTTCCATTCAGTTGGAATAAGCGGCATTAAACTAAACTTATTCTCAAGAAACCCTGTAGGGGTTGCTGTGAAATTCATGATTTCATATGCAACAGTCCCATCAGATACAGGCAGTTCACCCATAACTTTGGCAAAACCAATTGTTTTACCTTTGTATTCTGGCCATGCCATTACGAAGTCTCCGTTACTGGGTAGTCTCCAACTCTAAGATAATTAGTTGTACGAAGACCGTTGCCGAATGACGGCCTCTCGTGTCCAGAGAACGTATACATTCTCTTTAGCTTTTGAAGCTCCATAACATGGGAATCGTAGTACAAGCTTTTGCGCTTAATGTCCCCATCCCTATCTCCAACCAAGTATGAGCAAGCAAGCTCAACAATGCATGAGTAGCATTCTGGAGGAAGATTAGGGCTGTCTGTATCGTAGTTCAATGTTGGAGGACGACGAACACAAGACATTAAGATCTGATCTTTAGATGAAGGTCTCTTATCGAACTTCATGTGGTAGTGACCCATAAAGTCTTTTAGTTGGTATTTTCTAGAAACTGGGTCCATTTGTCCGTGATCTAGAAGCTCAGTTGTTTCTGCATCAACAACTTTCCACAGGTAGTAGATTTCGTCATTCTCCATAAGGTTGTCATGAAGACTTCCGGTAAGCGTGCTGCCTGCTCCATCAAATAGATTGGTCTTGTGTCGAGCACGGAAGATCCACTTTTCAATCCCAGACTTGTGGAAAGAACTCGCTGCTCCACTCAAAGCAGATTCTTTACCAAAACCATATACATAATCAATATCTGGAAGCTGGAGCCTAATTGCTGATTCACCCCAGTTTGTTGAAACTAGTTCAGATGATTCAGAAGGTGATGAAATATAAAAAGGATATCCACAGTCTGGGTCAGATGCTCCACCATCTATCTGGCCCATCTCCATGGGGTATCGCCCCCAAACATGGCATACCTTGTAACTAAACTCACCAGCGGGACCATAGCTAGCATCTTCAGCAGAATCTGCAGGGTCATACCCCCACTTTTTAGTATTAAGCGCATTCCTGCTTGGTATGTCAGCTTTAATTTTGTAATGAGGAGCTTCTTGTTGGTAGAAGTCTCCACGAGAAAAGTATTGAATTTGACCTTCTGATTGCCATCCAGACCCAATCTTCATTGCGCTCATTTCAGCGCCAATCAAAGAAAGAGGTACTTCTCTTGGGTTGGTCTCAGGGTTCTTTACTATTCTCTTAATAGACTGTATGTCTGCATCATACGGGTATTGGTATGTGTAGATGTTTGCCTTCATGGCAACAGAGGTACTTGCGGCTTCTGTCGGGACAGGCTCAGTCACAACAACCATAAGACGAGTAGCGCCATCTGCTGTAAATGTTCCAACCTCAGCTATGCGTCGATGATACCAATTTCCATTGTAGTTCCACTCAAACCACCGAGCAGATAGAATCTTGTTTGATATCTCAGCATTTGTAAAAGTTGACTCACCTGCTGTAATCTTAAAGACTTTCTTGTCACTTGAGTCTAGCACTACAGTGCAAGCTCTTTGAGGCTCAAGCTGTAGCCGCTCTTCATCTCTAAGAAGAACTTCAGGTATCTCCCCCCAGAGCGTCCTAAGCGACTGATTGATAACGTTATTAAGCCTTCGTGTGCCCGAATCACCGCGCTCTGGGTACCCAGTCTTTACGCGGATTGCTTCTCTAAGATCAGATAGGTTCATAGTAACCTCTACAAAAAAGAATCCCCTAAGAGCATACCACTCTTAGGGGATCTTAGCAGGCGGCAATTAGCCTTACATCATTGCCCAGAGGCGAATGGTTCCAACAGCACCAGAGGTTATTGCAGAAGGAGCGATACCAACGGTGGTTCCCTCTGTCACAGTTGCATCGTCAACCTTTCCGTCTGTGCCATGAGTAGCAACTGCTACATTTGCAGCAATAGCACCGTTAGCGAGCACTCCGCACTGTCCACCACAAACAACCCAACCGTACTTACCATTGGGAATAATGTTCTGGGTAGCTCCGGCAATGCTTCCGTTGTTTACCTGGGCAGCGCCAGTCTTAACAACGAGAACACTAGAACCAGAAGAGTACTTAACCATGATGTTTGCAGCAAGATCAGCACCATCAGCCTTTACCAGACGGTAAAACTGACGGCCATATGTTGCGTCAATGTGTTCACGGATTTCACCAACAACACCAGGAGCGTCGGTCGATGTATCCGAAGGAGTAGTAAGATATACTTCAGCCATGATTGGCCTCCAAATAAGTTTGCCCCCCGAAGGGGGCGAGTGAATGATTAAGCGTCGGTTGAGTCAACGGCGGCAGTAGCAACTGCACCATTGGCCATCGGGTTGGTTGTAGCCAACTGGATTTCCATGATGATGTAACCAACGTCAGCATCAACGTTTGAAGTCTCAAGGTGATCCGTAAACTTAGTGACTCGGAAGTCATTGTTTGCGTTTACCCAGTACTCAATAGTGTTGGGGTTGAGCAGATACACAGGGTTTACTACTGCTCGTCCTCCAGATCCGACCACTGATCCAGCAGTCATCCACCGGTTTGCATGGTACTGAACACCGTTCACAATGTGCACAGTAGGGTTGGCCTTACCAGAGGTAATGTCATTCACTGTGTACATAAGTTGAGGACCAGAAGCAGCACCGGTAGTGCGAACCTCATCGCCAAGCAGAACGTGATCAGCAATACCAAGGATACCCAAGGAGATGCCTTCTTCATCGTCAGCGTAGGTGTCAGCAGTAATCTTCAACTCTTCCGCAGCGGGAAGGAAGGTTGTGCCGACAGTACCAAGTGCAAACTGGTTGAACCAGTTATCAACAAAGTTGGTAACATCGTTAACGCGAGTCTCATTCAGATAGCTAAGTCCCTCAGTTGCCTGAGCAGCAGGACTCTGGAACTGAATAGCACCGTTTGCAAAACCAGAAGCAGTACCAGAAGTACGAGCACCATTCAGGCTTGCAAGACCAAGAAGATTAGAAACGTTTCCGAGGTAGATCTGACGAGTGACATCGTTACGAAGAGACTGCATTGCAGCGTTAGACTCGTCTTGAACGAAGCGCTTAACCTCTTCCTTGCTGCTCATACGATCACGATCGATGTGCGGAAGAATGACGGGCTTGATGTACTTAGCCCAGTCACCGGTCATTGCACTGAGCGTCTCACGCTTAGCCAATGGAACCGAAAGGTTTGTCTCATTGATCTCGACAACGTCTGAGTGACCAGACTTGACGCGAACAACGCGGACATTTGTTCCGCCAGAGCGCTTGACTTGCATACGAGACTGGAGAGCCTTGAGCAGTGGATCACGGTTGTAAAAGGATACGACGGACTTCTTAACGACGTCCGGCACTGTCAGGGTTGCGTACTCTAGAAGAGCCATTTTTTATCTCCGAGGAGGGGTTATCTGTCCAAAAGGTGAGAGTGCCTATCTAAAACTTCACCCCAATCAAGCTCGCCAAGGCTACGTACAGGAGAACTTGTTGCAATCCTGCCGTCTGCAATAGCGGCTTGTTTGTGAGCAGCTTCATTAGGTTGTTTTGTTTCTGTAGTATTTTCTTTTGAAACACTATCATGTTTCTTCTGAGTTAGTGAACTTTTGTCAACACCTGCTTTCCACAAAGAGTATGAATAGGCATTGTTCATTCTATCTAAAACAGTTTTACCCTCATGCCGCTCATAAAGTTGTTCAAGTTCTTTTGAGAACAACTCTCGTGCATTGTCTGGGATATTTTCAAACTCAGGGTGCGTTTCATTAAACGCCTGCCAAGCAGTATCAATCATATCTGTAGACATAGAAGATATGAAATCATTCTGCTCATCAATACGTGTTTGCAGGGGCTTTACGTCGTATCCAGAGCTTTCCATTGCATCGATTAGATCAACAAACTCTTTACGGGCACTTTCAAAAGACTCTTTTTCTGCCTTCATTACAGCAACTTCTTGAGCAACAAGGCTCATGATTGGCTGAACGTAAGACTTTACCTCTTCCGGCATTGAGTCAACATTTATATCATCAAAGCTATCAAATGTTATCTCAGGCGCGGGGGCTTCAGGTGCTTCTTCCTCTGTAGGAGCTTCTGCCTCATTGGGGTTAGCCAGCAACTCCGGGTCACTCTGTGCGGCTTCAAGTGCAAGACTTTCCCCTGATTCTTCAGTACCCACAACTTCAGGGGCATCTGATGATTCTTGACTTGTACCACTGTCAAGCTCCGGGGATTGGAGGTGCTGCTGGTCCGGGGATGATTGGGGCAGCGCTTCCTGCTGCTCCTGCGAGGGGGATGATTCCGTTTGCGATTCCATTGACGAACTCCATTAAGTCTGCGTCGTTGCTTAGATTATAAATTCCTGGTGACTGGATATCAGCCACACCCTGAAATACCTGAATCAAATCAGGTGACATTTGATTAGTTGCCTGATCAAGAAATCCAGCTTCTACCAAAGCTGCTGTTGCAGATTGGATCATGTCTGGAGAAAGCATATCCAGAGGAACTTCTGGATCCATAACCGCAGGCGCAGAAACATCAGGAAGCTCTTCTTCAATAAGCTCTGTGGGCTCATCTGGCATAGCTGCAAGCTCTTCTGGCATAGGAGAGGCTGGAAGAGTTTCTGCTGAACCAGTCGCCAATAGATTGCTAAGGTTTTCGCTCTCTTGCATTACAAGAGCCTCAAGGTCTTCAAGAGGCATAGATGCAAGTTGTTCTGATGTGTATTCTGCGGCCATTATAAATTCCTATTTAGCAGACGGCTTAGCCGTTGCTTTTTGAGAGATATCAACTTTACCGGAACGAGCGGTAGTTTCAACTACGTCGGCTTTAGACTTCCACTTAGCGTATTTTGATTCAGACCACCCAGTCCCATCGATCATTTCTTTTTTGTAGATATGATCAGTAAGACCAATGTGACTTCCCTTATTGTACGCTTCGCCCATTTCATACATTTCTTGTTTAGCATTAGAAACGTAGTCTTTGTATCGCTGCGTATCGTGAGTCATTCGAGACCAGCCGTTTTCGTCTTCAAGCTTTTTAATGTCTTTGTATGTCTTTACTTCTTTTCCAAAAGCAATTGAGTAATCATCTAAACCCTCAAACACTGGACCAACATGAGTAAATCGCTGGATTCCACACTTAGTAGCGGTTTCATCACAGAAATGACAACTAGTTGTTTCTGTTTCAGCATTTACTGACATAAAAAGCTCTTCAAACTTGTTTGAGCACGACCTGCATTCGTACATAAACATTGGCATTATTCTTCTCCACCTTCTTGTGTACCAAACTGCCGATCCATTACCGACTTCAAGTCTTCGTAGTATTGACCCGCTAGCGTGCTTGGGTCTCTTTCTGTCCAGTTATCAATCAATCCTTGAAGATCAGACTGAAGATCATGAGGGCCTTCTTCTGAGTGCTCTTCAGCATAAGCATCGAAAGTATTCTTAGAAGTATAGTCCATATCTTCCATTTTCTTACAAGCTCCAGAATCAGAAGCAAGGTACTCTGCAAACTCTTCTGCAGATCGGTCCCCTTGCATTCCTTTTGGTGCTTCAATGATTAGAAGAGTCATGGACTCCTTATCTCCACCATGGGCTTTTTTAGCGATATCGTGAAAGTTCATCTTCATTATGTCTCCTAAGACTCGCCCATACCGGGCATAGTGGGCAACCCAATCATTGGGTTTGCTCCCATTGCGGCCATGTCCTCAATAGCTGACGCTGCTGGGTCCATAGGCATTTCTTCATTTTCAACTTCTGCTTGTTCTGGAGCATCTTTCTTTACGAGAGATGGCCTAAATCCAAACGAATCTACAATTTCTCGTGCAAGTTCACTTTGATCTATAGCTTCTGACATTGGTCCACCAGAAGATAGAGGCATAAGAAGATCAACAAGATGTGATCGTCTAGCAACCTTGTCTTCCATAAGAGGACTAAACGGAAGCAACCGGAATCGAGTTGCTTTTTCTACCACTTCTTCCCTAAAGACTCCAGGATCAACGTCATCCTGAACAAGCATTGATATTCTATCAAAGTTAATTCCTGAAACATCATCATGAACAATGGCCCACTTAAAAGCATCAAGAGCTTTTCTAAACATTGTAGTCACAACACGGACAACTTTTCTAGACCGAATTGCTAGACGTCCCTCAATAGCAGACCTAATCATGTTTGCTTCTGCAGCGGTACGGATGTTCTTTACTTGCCCCTGCTGGTAGTCACCCATTCCTGGAAGCCAGCGAATAGAGTCTACTGATTGAGCAAGGTGCTGATTAAAATCAAACGTTGTGGGCATTTCAGGACTAACAAAAATATGCTGGTCTATTGTTCCATCAGGAGGCCCTTGAACAAGGGTTGGCTCCCAGGTTTTAGCATTCTTAAATCTTTCAAACTCATCATCTGAACGAAACAGCTTAGAGTCAATCATCATGCGTCGTGGAAGACGGGCAACAACCTCTCTTCGTGCGCTTACCAGTTCATTGATGTCTCGCTGGATAGGCGCAACCAAACTAACATCAGATATGCCACGAATCCTACCAATCCCAGGATGAAAAACAAGTACTTCATAAGGTCTACCATAAGGTATCTCAGACTCCATTAGGATCTGTTTGGTATCTGGATGCATATGGTAAAGCTTGTTGTGCTTAAAGTCCCAAAACTCAACAAGAGAAACGTACTCTTTTAGACCAGCATCACGAAGCTTAATTTCTGCTTCGTCCTTCATTTGATTGTAAACAAGACTTCTTGGGTATGTGTCACCCTTAATAGTCTTCTTTGGCTTTGAGTATACCCCCTTATCAATGCGAGACTTTAGGTCTTCCATGTGGATAACAAACCGCTCAAAGCACCACATTGCATCCTCAACGCGCTTTGCGTTGGGATCAAAATGAACCTCCCACGGTAGCTTTGTTCTCCAGATCGGTCGCCCAAGGTCAGATGACCACATCACCTTGATTACACTCATATCAAATATAAGCGCATGAAGAATAAGCTCTCGAAGGCTTTCATCTAAAGAATCTTCTTCTGCAAAAAAGTTCAGAGCAGAGGCAACTCTTCGGCCAGAAAATGTAGGGTCTTGCGTTCGAGAAGGGACTTTGTATGCTGTTTCTCTTTGATCAATTGCTTCTACTTGAGGAAGGTCCATAGCAAGAGAAGACGCAATTGTATCTACAATAGGAAATACTTCATTCTGTACTGCATTGTACTTTCGTGCTGTGTCTTGCGCTGTACCAACAGAGTACCCATCGCCCTGCCAGAACTCGCCACGATAGTAAGCAAGATTACGAATCAACTCTTCAGCACGATTCTTTTTAAAGTTTTCTTCTGTCTGGAAAATAAGAGTAGAAAGCTTGTTTACTTCTTTCTCTTCTTTAGAAAATTGTTCCATATCTGAGTAAGAAGCGCTCATTTGTGGGTTCCCCATGGACTATTTGAAGACATTGTAGAGGCTTTATCAATTTTCCTCATCAATCTTTTCCAGTTTTTATTAGCTATTTCTGTATTAGAAAGCTTGCGATTATCCCATTTAGCACCGATCTCAACACGCCAAGCCCAAGCTGCGCCAGACATAGCTGCTGCAAGGTCATAGTGACCTCCGTGAGAATCTCGGGAAAGCTTATCCCATTGTCCGCGATAGTTAATCAATTGGCGCACGCATCGAGTTGAATGCAAAGTAAGAGACCCATCTTCAATAATCTCTTGTAAAAAGCTAATAGCCTGAGCCTTGCTTTTCGCAGTTGAATACCAACCAGGGATACGAGAACTACTACCCTTATAGTTCATGCTTGCTTTTCTGTGGTAAACGTTTCTGCAACCAGAAGCTAAAAGGTGAGAGAGAACTGCCTCACCAACACCATTGGCTTCAATATAAATTCTAGCATTGTTGTGCTCAGCGGACCACTTCATAAGAAGGTCAGACATTTTAAATGCTTCGCTATGCCCAAGGTACTCAGCAACTTGTTCACAATTATCTATATCAATAATCTGAACACCAAACATATCTCTTGATGCCCAAGAACCCGCAGGATCACAAAAGATTAAATACCTGCTTTCTTCTTTTGGTGGAGTAAACTGAACATATGGGTCTACTTCAACATTAAGACCAGTGCCTTTATCGATTAGATCCAGCATCTCTACTAGTCGTTTAGTATTAAATATTGACTCTCCAGCCATGACCCAACAATCAAGCTCATTAACTGGGTACTCTGCTCTAAACTTATCTAGGTTATTCCTGCACTTCTGCAAGCCTTCTGTCTGCATCCAGAAAGCCTGCGCTGCTGTTAGAGAGTTTGCATCAGAGTATTCTTTTATAAGTGCGTCTGGTTTCCACATGGGTGGTGGTGTGACTGAATACTCATTCACCATTGTCCATGGAACAAAAACTTTCATCCATTTGCTGTGTGGATTTTCTGAATCCATACAGATTTCATGTAGCTGGTCTCCATGGTATCTAGGAGTTGACTCAGCGATAACAAAGCCTCCATTTCCTGGAACAGCGTTTAGTGCTGATGTCCAAGCCTCTGGTCCTGCAATTTCAGACCACGCCGATATCTCAGTAGCCATTAAAACCTGAACTGTTTCACCACGGAGTGGCTCTTCATCGTTTACAGAAGCCACAACCATTCTGCTATCAAGACCAGGAAACTCCAAAGTACGCTTTAAACCTGTGGTTTTCTTAGGCTTAAGTTGCGTTGGCATATGTCTATGGAAACGGACAGCCATCTCAGATAGGTTCTGAGCCATTTGTTTTTTGTGTGCTAACAGTCCAACACGACAACCTTTTCTAAACATTGCGTGTTGTGTTGCTACACACGTAAAGAAAGTACTGCTGCCTTCTTGCCTTGGTTTTACGTGAACAAGCCACTTATTATCTGCGTAGCATTGATTAACTGCTGCAGCTAAAATGCGCTGATGGTCCCAAAGCTGAAATGGAACAAGGGCTCCACTCTTTGCTCTAACTTTGTTTAAGTGGCAATAGTTTTCAGGATCCCAAAAGCCAGGTTGATCAGGAAGAATCAAGCTCACTGAACTTTACGTTCCTGCAAAAGATTAAATGGACCCGAAGACGTAAGCATTGTGCTGACACTTTGAGCCTCTTCAACTGCTGGGTTCTTTGGCTTTTCCCACTTCTTTTTATCTGAAAGAGTTTGTCTTGATACAGTAATGATGCTCATCATTGCACTGACATCTCCTTTTTCAATAATGCCCATCCGGTAGTTCTTAAGTACGTCTTCACATACGTGAAGGATCCCGTCATAAGACTGAAGAGAAAATCTTGGATCGGATACTGGCTTGCTGTCATCAGGCATTGTTATCTCCACTTCCATTTGTAACTTGTTGTTACAACGCATATAAGTAATGTACCAGTAAATCAAGTGGTTTATCTGGTACAATAATATTTAAGGAGCAAAAAATGGCTAGGACACCAAAAGGTAAAGTAACTAAGACAACTGATATTGTTATCAAGGATGAAGGAGTTACTGAAATCGTTGACCCAAAGCCCGTAAAGAAGGTTGGTAGGCCAAAGGCACAGCTAAAGCAGAGCCTTTCTTTTACAGTGTTTACTTCAAGCGGACCTGTTGAATTGACATTTGAAAACCAAAGTGATCTTATCCATGCATTCCAACAGATTACATTTAAGTGCGCCTCTGGACGACAAGCTACAGTAAGTTCAGGTGGGAAGGAATACACCTTCTGCAAAGTAGACTACTTGGTGAGAGATGACCTTAAATCGCGATAGTTTTAGATACGGTCGCCAAGAGTTTGGTCGGCAACCTGCTGACCAAACTCGCGGTGCAGAAAACATTAGGCTTTTAGCGGAGTCTAAAAAACAAAAAAAGAAAGCGGGATTTTTTGGTATTCTTGGAAAAGCACTAAGCCTTGCATCTAAAGTAGGCGGTGCTGCTACGGGTAACCCTGGTCTTGCTGCTGGTGGAGACGTACTTGGGTCAATAGCGGGAATGGAAGAAGAAAAAGCTTTATCAAAGCGCGAATCTATTGGTCAAGCGCTCGCTTCACCTCCGAACCCTAATGCTAAAAAGGACTACTAATGGCTTCTTCATGCGGAAAGAACTTCGCCAAGAAAGTAGCATCAAGAGTTAAGTCTGCTGGTGTAAAGGGAGTAAACAAACCCAAGAGAACACCTAGCCATCCTAAGAAGAGCCACGTTGTCGTTGCTAAGAAAGGGTGCAAAGTAAAGACTATTAGGTTTGGAGAGCAGGGCGCAAGCACTGCTGGTAAGCCTAAGTCAGGTGAGTCTGCTCGAATGAAGGCTAAGAGGAAAAGCTTTAAGGCCCGTCATCGAAAGAACATAGCCAGAGGCGTAATGAGCGCAGCATACTGGGCAAACAAGGTAAAGTGGTGAGCAAGAAATCTATCGGAAAGAAGATCGCTAAGCTTGTGCGCGAGGGCAAGCCCAAGAAGCAGGCCGCAGCCATTGCTTACTCAATGGATAAGAAGAAGAAAGGCTACTGACCTTTATCTACCTTCCCCGCGCCTAATAGACTCAACCATCATTTCTCTGCTTCGTAAGCTTTTTGCTGATCTGAAACAAAGGTGTCTTTTTCCCAGGGGTCCGTTGATCGGTGCTGGGCTGATTTGTAAAGCATTTCATCATTAGTAGGAAGCGTCTTTCCCTGCTTTGCAGCCTCAATGATGTCATCAAGAGAATGACCAGTTGCATCCATCAAGTCAGAGTCTAGTTTCGCCATGTCCATGGGAGCGATGTCCGGTGAATTCTGAATAAGTAAATTTCTTAACTTGTATGTATCGTCATTTACTTCAGCAGCAATTTTTCGCGCGTCTAATATTGCAGCTTCACGAGACATAGGTGATTTAGTTAGCGTGTCTTCTGTTCCACGAAGGATGTTTGCAACAGCATCGCTACCAGCTTGTTGAGACTCCATGATACCTATATAAAGTTCTTTGGCCTCATCTCCATACTCACCCTTTAAGACTTTTAATTTCTCTGCACTACCAAGCGTTTCCGAAACAAACACCTTCTCTCTCAATTCATCTAAATTAAATGCCTGACCACCGGTCCTACGAACTTCTTCGGCTCTAACAGCATTCCTGGCTTGTTGTAGAAGCCAGTCCATTTCTTCTTTTTCTTCTAGGGCTCCTCCAACCATTTCTCCCCTGGTTTTAAGAAGCTCTTGATTCATTCTGTATTCAGCGTCTCCTGCGCCAGTATAAAGTTCTCTAGCCTTTTCGCCAAAGTCTCCTTTCATTATCTGCTTTGCCATACCAGCAGAAATTACGGGAAGTACTGCTGCAGCCCCAGACATAGCAGCGCCAGCGTAATCCCCTTCAGCAAGGTCCATAGCGCCTACACCAAGGTCTGCGGCAGCTTGCTGAGGACCAACCATAGAGGCAACATTAAGTCCAAAGTATCCCATATCCTTAATGGCTTCCATGTCTCCTTCTGAAGCACGACGAATTATGTCCATCAGTTGTTCTTTAGGGTGCTCTCCTTCAATACGCTCCTGAATCCTTTCAGGCTTATCTAAGAGCCGATCGTCAATGCCTGCTTTCCACGCAGAAGTTTGTTTGTCGCTCATCCCTGAAGGAGCCATAAACCCCTTGTATTCTTCTCTTGGTGGAGAAACTACAGGAGTAGAGCCTTCACGATCGGGACTGGCAAGCTCTTCTTTTGTAAGGTCATACCCTTTACGGTCTACTTCGTCAGAGGGCGGCTCAACTACAGGCGTAAAGCCCTCGCGGTCTGGGCTCTCCAGTTCTTCCTTGGTGAGGTCATACCCCTTACGATCAAGAGAAGCTTCTGCCGGACCCATAGCCATCTTCTTTACTTCAGGGTCAAGCTCATCAAGACCAGCCTGTCCGCGCCGAAGGGCTGCAGTAAACTTTTTATAAGCTTCGTCTTCATTCATTTCTTGAGGTCCAGGCATGTCAGTATCTCCTTAGGAGGAAAAGTCAGTGTCTACAAGAGAGCCTTCGGAGTAGTCCTTGGCCTTCTTTTTAATATCTTTAGGTACGTTATCAAAAGCTTCTTGGCCAGCCGCCATAGCGTCTTGAACAATCTTAAAAGCTTCTTTAGGGCTCACACTATCAAAGTGTACGTCTTCAGTTGTAATCGCTAGTGCGTCCGATGTTGCGGCCATCTTCGTTACCCTCACTTAAGTTCTTCGCTAGTCTATCAGCAAACTCTCCACCTGTCTCAGTGGCTTCTGAAAGAACAGTAGCAACTCTACTTTGCTCAGACAAGCAAGACTCATACAAAGCCTCGGCATTCTTTAATAGTATACCCGGTATCTCCATCTTAAATACTCTGGCCACATGAGACCACGAGTCATCTAAGTCTTCACGATACTGTATTTGTCGTAACTTAGGACTCCAGCGAAACCAGACTCCGTCAGACTCAATACCAGACTCACAGTAAAGTTCACTCTCGTGGAACTGACGCTCCAACAAAGTAACTAACCTAAGGGCTTCCTTAGCCTCAGCAGCATAGTCCATAGTAACCTCCTGTTACTACGCTAACACCAATCTCTAAAGTAGTACTAGTTATTACTCTAAGTAGTACTAATTATATTCTTATACTTATCTATTCTATTTAAACTAATACTAAGTATATCTATTCCCGACCACCTCCCCTAGTGTAATAAGAGAAGCAAATTCTAGCAACACCCGGTAAACGAAAAACTATTTAAGTACCTACGAGAACGATGTAGGGAAGTCCAGTTTGAAAATGGGTATTTTTTTTAGAAGGGGTGTATCTATAGTATCAGATATGTCTCGGGGGGGGACACGCCCCCCTGGGGGTACCCGCCTGCACACCCGCGCACGGCGCACACATGATGCGCGCATGATGCATACATACCCACCATTGCAATCACACCCATGTAGAACAATACACACGATTGGAATCACACGTTGTTTGTGATGAGTTTCAATGCAAGTGGATGTTATCCCCTCTCTCCATCTCTCATCCTCTCACACACACCGTAGCCAGCTATCACCCCTACACTGGCTCACAGTCCGCTGGTCATGTCCCTACACCAGCAAGCACACGAAAGGCACCCAGCAAGCACACAAGGCTCCAACAAGTTTTTTCAGAAATCCCCCTTCGGGGAATCTTGATTTGCGCCAATCTGGCTTGCATCATTCCTCCCACCGTGTTCTTCTGTTTGGGCCGGTCGGTAGTCGACTGGCAACTACAACACGGTTCCAAAGCGAACCCATAGGAGCACATCATGACCGCTACACAAGTCACACTCGACCCTAAGTCCCTCCACTGCGTCAAGACCGGCATTATGCTGACGAGCCCAGAGGGTCTCGACATTGGAACCCTGAATCAACTCATTGCGATGGGCAACTTTGTTGCCGGTACACACCCTGGGCACATTAAGCTCTCTCCTACGGAGATTGTGGCTATGGAGCGTACCCATGGCAAGCTCCCTCGCTACCGCTGGGCGGCAAGCAAGGGCGGTGTATGGACACAATACCAGGGCTGGCACATTGGACAGCACAACCTAAAGGTTCTCCAGTCTGCTGGATTCAATGCAGACCCAAAGACCTTGTCCGCTGGCACCAAATGCAATCGCCAATACGGAGTATTCGATGCACCTAAGCCAGGGGCACCTAAGGCAGCCAAGGCACCCAGCGCTCATACAATAGCGTACGGAGACCAGGCCACAAAGGCACCGCCAGTCACACAATCCACAGAGGCCAGGGAATGCCCAGCGCCTACCCCTGAGGAGATGTGTGGTGTGGGCTCATATGGTCGCTATGCAGGCAATCGCAAGGCTCAGGGCTTTACCGCCACAGAGTGGAACGCAGCATGGAAAGCCGCAAAGACTTCGCTGCAGTCCAAGCCTCAGACAATCCACACGAAGCGTACTCAGCCAGCACCCGTCAAGGCAGCGCCTATTGCCCCAGCGCGTATTGTGATGCCGAAGCCTGTAATGCCTAAGGCAAAGCCTACGGCGTCTACAATCAAGGTATCTGCTGACTCATTGCAAGCCACACTGGCTGCCCTTGAGGGTGCGACTATCGGAGGGTTCGACGGTACACACTTCCACGTCACGTACAGTGCTTGACGCCATTGTAATCCTATGGGATTGCTTCATAGTCACCTCTATCGTATTGATAGGGGTGACTACATACATACTCGACCTCGATTGAATACATACACAATAAGACCCGCAAAGCCGGGTGAAGGACAATACAAATGCTACAGCAATATCAGTACCGACTGCACGCACTAAAGGAGGCCATCAGGAGACCGTATACTGGAGGGTATACAATAGCCCTTTACTTAAGGGATAGTGAACGGATATGTAATCGGTGCGCTCGTGAGGAGTGGCGCGAAATAGTATACGATTCCATCAATGGATATGGTACCTGGCAAGCCGGGTATACTGATATTTATTGGGAAGGGCCTCCACAGTACTGCGTACAGTGTAATGAGCCACAATCCAGTGAGTATGGCGACCCAGATAACGAGGAGTAAACAATGAATACAAAGTATATCCAGACCGTTAGCCTCGATGAACTCATGAGACTTGAGCGCAAATACTATGAGCAAAGGGAGCGGTATCGTGACTATCAGACGGACGACCAACGCTATTGGTACAAACAATGGGGCAAGCAACTCCATATGGTGACCGTAGAGCTACACAGACGAGCCGCCTGATTACATTGGATAGGTGCTGGGTCTATTGTATCCAGCATCTATACTGTGCAATCAAGCACAATAGAGACCGCAAAGACGGTCCAAAGGACGAGACAAATGGACATTACAAACGTAATAAGCAAGGCACTATACAAGCCAACTGATGCTGAGATTGAGCAGCGTATTGATAGTATGGTTGTATATCCGAAGGATATAGACCCGACTCTATTAGATAGTGGTCTTGTAATCCGAAGGACGTCAATGCTGACAGGTGAGACCAGAGATATCTACATCGATGGACTTACAATAAGTATGCTCAGACTATGGATGTCTGAAGAGTCATCGCAGATTGCATTCACTGGCATCAATGCTGAGCACCGAGAGTTCATACAAACGGGCATTACAGCATCAGAATGGGGCGATGCATTCCCCGAGTTCGATGATGATGATGACTGGGATGATTGCAATGAAGGAGGTGAGTGATGCGAGCCATTACAAGAGACGCATGTAAAGCCTTTATGGAAGGCAAGCATTTCGGTAGAGACAATACTCAGGTTATTGCAACGAAGGACGGGTGGGTTGGACTATACCTCTTCGACAATCTGATTGCACAACGTGACTGCAATGACGAGATTGATATTACAACCGACGGTTGGAATACAATGACAACAAGGGAACGCCTTAACGGGCTTCCCAATGTACGGGTATACAATAGCGGGTCAGTGCTTCACCTGAATGGGAATGAGTGGGATGGAAGCTTTATTACTATAAAACTAAACGAAGGAGGTGAGTAATGCCGACGCCTAATATATATTATCGTGACGCTATTGATGAGGGCTTGTGGATAATCAAGGTTGGAAAGGGCTACGTCACAAAGCGTGGTAACGATAGGTTCAATGTCTTCTGGCATGGACAAGAAAAAAGTAAGGCTATCTGCGCTATTGAAACCTGGATGGTAGTTAAACACCATATGTAATACAATACATTACTGATACAAAAAAGCCCCACGGGATTACTCCCCTGGGGCTTTTCTTTTGTCTGCTATTGGGATTAGCTTACTCTTCGTGCGTTCCGACATAGCTCGCACTGATAACGCTCTTCATCTCCCATAGCGGTATCTCTACATGAGACCCGTCAGGACGTACCCTTTGCCCCGTGTCCTCAAAAAACCCACAATCACTGATGGATTGCAGCAACTGAGGAGTCAGGTTGTACCAGTTAACAAAGAACTGGTCACCATCTATTGATAGGCTGGGTATGTTCTTGGATATCGTAGCGTATGGAATACCATCCTCATCATGAAGCATCAAAGCTATACGCCCATTGTTTGTATAGCTACCGAGCGACAACCGATACTTGATACCCTCACAATCAATGAAACCTATCGGACGTGGACGGATTCTATTTTCCATTGATAACCTCCATTGCTTTAACAACTCTATTGAGAGCGCCATCAAGGTTCTGTCTTATTTGGTATGCTTTCCAATCATCCCATCTATCAGTCCCACACTTATCACATTGATGCTTAGTAACCTTAATGGAATACCTGATGTCAGATAGTATTGCCCTTGCAGTAGCCAGGTCTTCATATGTTTTATTCATGTCATCTCCCATTCTGTCTTTGGTATAAGCATCCCGTCCTTGTTTCTGTGATAACCAAGGCCAGCCCATGTAATATCGGTATGCTTTTGGTACCCATCAGCAAACTTTATCAACTCGCTTGTCAGCCCCATGCTAACGATGTCCCTCAATACACCTTCAGCGATAGCGCCTGACTCATGTGGCCTATCATTCATGCGTTGTATTATTGATTCAATATATGAATGAAGGACTTGTATTTGAATCCTCATCTTATTTAAGTCAGCGTATTCTTCGATGTCATCTATCGTCATTGTATTTACCTTTCTTTGTAGGTGTAATTGGATGGGCCAGCCCCAGTATGGGGCCAGCCCTTTGAATGGTTACTCCGAGTAAGTCACGAGTGTAGTTACAATCTCTTCAAGCTGACGGTTCATTGCTTGAAGTCTTCGGTAAGATTTAGGAGACATCATGTTTGCTATATCTGTTTCGCTCTGCGCAATATTGATGACTCGGTGCAGCAGGGCTGCATCTGATTGATTGATTTGAATATTAAATACTTGGTCTAAGTGTAGTTGAGGAAGCATTATATTTACCTTTCTTTGTAGGTGTAGTTGGATGGGCCGGCCCCGAAATGGGACCGGCCTTTGTATTGTTATGCGATAGCAGCTTTGGCATACGCGGGGACCAACAGTCCGGCCTCCCTCTCCAATGTGTCACGAGCACAATCGTTGACGAGGTTTTGATGAGCCATACGTGTGATTGCATTGATGACATCCTGAATGCTGCCACCTCCACCTTGGTCTGCATAGGAATCGAATAGCATCTGCACTGCAGCATCACGTCCGAGTCCCGAACCAATCTCTCCAGTCGCTACCATCTTACGCAATAGTGTATGTGCATGGACCTCACCAGGCAATCCATAGTCCTCCATATCCCTGGTTGTAAGTGCAGTATGGATTGGCGTCTCACCAAGAAGGCCCCAGTCCTGAGCGAACCGTTCCATTGCAGGACGGGCATCAGCCATACCCTGTCGGATAGCCTCCATCTTCTCTTGCATATTACCCTTGTGGATTGCTCTCATAATCTCAGCCTTCTCACTGTGAAGGATGATCATGTTCAGGCATTCATTCCAGAACGCAATAGCATTACCGTTAATGGAGCCACCACCACGGTCATTGCTCTTGAACCGGAATCCAACCTCATACAAATCACCTGCACTAAAGTCAGTCAGGTCTGATGGAGCGTGCATTGTAACGTCCATTGTGAAGTTGGTAGTGGCTGCATTGTATTGAATCTCTGCCTTGTAAGGCATGTCATCAACAGCCATGCGAATCATGTTTGCAACTTGGTCTGCATCATATGACTTATACCCTTGGCCAACGACACCGAAGATACTACGAACACCACCAGACATACGAGTACGGAACTTCATTGCCTTATCGAGGCTGCAGTGACGCTTCATATGCTCATTGAATACATAAGCTCTAACGTCTGGGTCAAGGCTCTTCATTGTATGGAAACCACGTGGGAATAGTGGACCATCGGAATGCATATCAAAACCAGAACCACGCTGTGTGGCTGCAAGCAACTGCTTTAGTCCGTGCTCCTCTAATGCAAGGTCACCACATGTAGTCTGAAGCATACCATCGTCATTCATTCTCAATGAAGACAACGTAAAGTCCATGTCTTCACGATTCTCTGATGCAATCATGTCCATGAACTGTGTAGTAGCAACGTATGCATCCGGCTTCTCATCCCATACAGTGCGAGCAGCAGCAAGGTTATCGTAGCCAAGGTCAACAACAGCAGTACCACGATTGTATCCTGCCTTTGTGATAGAGATATTCTCTGGGGGTCGGCACAACCCAAGGTCTGCAAGCCACGTATCGTGATTCTTCTGACGCTCGACTGCAACTTGGCTGACTGTATTGTAATTAACAGTACGCTTATCGCTGTGGTTGCTTACTCCATTGTCACCAGAACCCCAGCCACCTTGGAATGTAGGGGCTGGCTCAACAGGGTTCATGTCCTCCGATACAGCATCCATTGCATCATTGGTTTGCTCATAGTCTGAAGCCATGTCTTCGACATCTTCCTCCGCAGGGGGTTGCTCTGCGGGAGCATCTTGCATGAACTGGTCCATGTATGAGAACGGCTTTTCATCTACCTTAGCCGGAGTCTCTTCATTTATTACAGATTCCTCCCATGTATTACCATTAGCAATAGATGGTGTGGTGCCGTCCGAAGTCAATGCATATGTATTGTCTTCCTCTGGCTTGTCTTCTGTAGTGTTATCGGATTCGTTAATACACCCATCAGTAGGCTTACCTTGCCAAAGACCAGCCCTGTAATCCTTAAAGAAAGCAAGTTGCGCTTGGTCTCTTGCGCCTTCCTTATTGGAATCAGTAAACTCTACGATATCACCGTCTGGGTTTGTATAATTAAATGTAAACATGTCTGCTCCTTAACGTCGGACTTTGCCGAACTGGGTTGATGGCCGGTTTTTTTGCCGGTCCTCGGAGGGCTTAACCTGGGGTCAACAGGCAGTCAAGCCGAACCACTCCCTCCCGAAGGGAGAAAGATCTCTACACGCGCATCATGCCTGCGTGTCTTCGCCTGTCGAGGGTGAGCACCGGAGACTCAGCCCGCAGCGCACACGGCACACGGCACACACATGTATGCAATCATCTTACTCTTCTATGAACTCATCCCAATCGCCCTTGTTCGCTTCGTAATAAGCCTCGCTTTCTGTCATGTCTCTAAGCACTTGACCCCCAGCAGTTTCAAACTGGATACCAGAATCAAAAGCATTGTTAATCATGCGTATATATTGAGCACGAAATAGTCTGTCTATGTCTCCAACAAGAGACCAGTTGCACGTATACCCCTGGTTCCACCATTGTGGACACAACCTCGATAGTAAGGACACTGACTGTTGATAGATGGATAGTGCTGCTTCTCTTGATACCATTGGAACACGCATCTCTATTAGTGCTGCAAGTTCTATTAGCTGTGCTGCTTTGTCCGCCTCTAAAGCAAGAACAAGAGATACTAATGTTGCATGTCTTATGGATGCAATGCGTGGATTTAGTAAGTCAAGGTAGTCCCAGCTTACTGATATACCGCGAGCAAATGTTTCAGGTGTACACTCATACCCAAGGGTTGCTGCGTCCAGTATTCTTTGCTGTACAAGAGCCTTTACTATCTTACGATATCTAAGGTTTGACTTATCTAATACTTCTGTTTCGTTTTCGGAAGACAGCCTGTCTATTATTGCTCTTGAGATAGCATCAGCCCACGCCGTAAGATCTTCTTTATCTAATCCAAGGATGGATGGAACCTGCTCACGCAATTGGATACCCTCATACCTCCAAAGCTTTCCGTCTCTACCTATAAAGATATCTTTTCTACTTACGCAAACACCAACAAAGTAAGTTGTAATACCTATTTGTATTAGACCTACGTTTAATATTTGCCAGCGCACCTTCTTACGCTGTCGTTTATGATACCAACCAAGTGGTATACCAAGCTTTCTTAGGTCTATCCGTCCACCTGCTAATGCTTTATTTGGTACTACAATATTATTCTTAGTAGTCCACGCCTTCTTCATTGTTAAGTACCTCAATAATTGTAATGCAATCACGCAAAGAAAACTCAAGCGCACACTTGAGCTTCATGAATGTAGTTAATGATGGCACACGCTTGCCTGACTCGTAGTAGCAGATGCTTGCTGCCGTCACTCCGACGCGCTCCGCAAGCGCCCGCTGAGAGAAGCCCGCGTCTCGCCTACGCTCGCGAAGAATCTTAGAAACCACAAGGCTAAAGCCTTGTGCGGGATGATCTTGACTTTTCACTTGCCCACCTCTTGACCCTGGGTTAACACCCTGAAGCCGACCAAGCAAGCGGCCACCGACCAACAGCAGCAGAATAAGGGGCTGACATGACCGATAAAGAGAGAAATCTCAAACCACGACAGACAGAACAACAAGTACTAGGAACTCTACTAGTATCTAGTGGTACTAAACTAGTACTAGTTGATGATGTTCTAAATTTAAATTCATTTTCTAATGAGTACCATAAGAATATTTATAAATGGATAGTTAGTAGATTTTCAGAAGGACAACCTGCTGACGTTGTTTCATTAGTAGATAGTGTAGGCAGTAAAACAATAAATAATTTTGGTGGTATTACATATGTTTGTGGTCTTGGTGATGACACAATCGTAAGTGACCAACAACTTAGAAAGTTTGCTGAGAGAATAGTTTCATTCAATAGGCTTAGGCAGCTTGAGCTTTCTGCTAAGCAGATACTTGGCCACCTTGATGACCTTACTTTACCGCCCGACCAGATTATAAACTTTGCAGAAACATCAGTGCTTGATGTAAGTGGTGGCGTTGATTCAATAAAGAGCATCCTCTCAATGCAAGAGGCTGCGGCAGAACGCAAGGCTTCATGGGGACGTATTATGTCCGGTGAAGAAGTAGAGTATGTACCTACTGGGTTTGGTTCCTTTGATGAGCATTACGTTGGATGGCCTCGTGGCTATATGACAATCATTGGTGGTCGCCCTGAGATTGGTAAGACCATGTTCCTGGTGTCTGCTGTCCTTCGTGCTGCACAATCAGGTATACCCCAGGGTGTACTCTCTATTGAGATGCCACGATGGAAGCTGGTAGACCGTATGGCTTCTATTATTGCAGGTGTATCTATATCTGCATTGCATGAGAAGTCTGAGGCTGAGGCTGAGGAGGTAATGCAAGCTGCAGATATGCTTGCAAAGGAACCCATTTACCTTGATGACAACTCGAATACTGCTGACTCAGTTGAGTCTTCAATACGTAGGATGGCAAGACAGCATGGATGTAAGGTTATCTGGGTTGATTACTTACAACTAATACGTCCACCAACTCACCTTCCAAGTACACGTAATCGTTCTTGGGAAGTTGATGAGATAAGCGAGACCCTTCGGCGATGCGCTAAGCAAGAGAACGTAGCTATTGTATCTATGATGCAGCTTAATAGAGGCACAGAAGAATCCTTTAGCGAGGGACGTAAGGGTGTCCCAAACTCCCACCACTTTAGAGGCTCTGATAAACCATTACATGATTCCGCTCTTGCCTTTGGTGTCTATCGTCAGTTCCAATACAAGAAGCCTAAGAAGCCAATGGGTCAAGAGTACACAAACGAGGAGCTTGCATGTCGGATGCAACCCTTCGAGTTGATAGCGCTTAAGAGTCGCGACCACTCTAAGAAAAGCATCACTCTCTACTCTCAGCTAAACGTGCAACGTGTCTACGATTCACGAGACCAAGGGTTCGTAGAACCAGACTGGTCACCTGACTTTCCTGCTTGACACCTGATAACAACGGGTTAACAGTGGGTAAGAAGAAAAGAACAGACCTCCCGGTGGAATCATTCCGCCACAGACTGTCCCTTGTAGCATCAGCAAGGGGTATCACAGTTAATCAGTTGCTTCGCGATGCTGGGGTTACATCCCCCGATATCGCTCACATAGTAAAGCGGGGCTATCCCCCAACACATGTCCTCATAAAGAGGCTTATGGCTCCACAAGGAGTCCCTTCAGCTACCTTTTTAGGTAGTCTTCAAAACCTGGCAATGTATCTCAAAAAGGAGATTGATAATGGATTGGAATAAACTGACAAAACCCTTCGATGATGAAGATGTTTTCTGGCGTATTGATAGGTCGTTTGGAAGCTGGGCGCGTGTGCTCTGCTATCTGGATGCGCGTGCTGTAATGAATAGACTGGACTCAGCCGTTGGTCCGGGTAACTGGCAAGACAAGTACTTCGAGACGCCCAATGGTAAGAACATGTGTGAGCTATCTATTAAGGTAGATGGCGAGTGGGTCACTAAGTCTGATGGTGCAGGCAATACTAATATTGAGGGCGACAAGGGTGGAATCTCTGACGCATTCAAGAGGGCCGCTGTAAAGTGGGGCATTGGTAGACACCTTTACTCATTGGGTGAGACCAAGGTAAACCTGTCTACAGAGAGGCCGTCCTGCCCTAAGCACTACATTGTAATCGCTTCAAAGCGAGGAGAGCAGACCAAGTACGGCATTGCGCCTTCGGTACAAGAGCTACAAAAGCACTTGTATCCGCCAGACCCACGACAGGAAAGGCTGGAAAGCATTCGTTCTGTTCTTCGTAATCAGGGTGTTCTTCGTGAGAATATTCCGCTTGTAATGGAGGCTGCAACAGCTTCATACAAAGACGGAAAGTTCCATGGTCTTGGTCAAGAGGAGTTTGTTCCTTCCAATATGACATTGGATGAGCTTCTGGAAGCGTCTTCTCGTTTATTTACTTGGCACAAAGACGATGTGTTTGACACTGCAGTTGGAAACTATTCGACATTTAAAGAGCGTCTGGCCAAACAGGGAGGTGAGTGATGCCGGTTGATACCTACGAATGGATATACGTCGAACGCGACGAGGATCACAAAGGTAAACGCCGACCAATGACGGACATTTACTACTGTCACCTTGAGAATATGTCGCTCTATCGGATACCCGGCAAGCGCCCTATGTACTTCGCAGCCGTAATGTCTCCCCGCTATTTACGATCAGCAGACCACCCCGTGCTCGAAGCAGCAATCTCCGAACTCAATCAGAAACTCTCAGCACACAATGGAGGTGAGTGATGGAAGACAAGGTCCAACTACCTGACTCATTCAAATGGATTCTCAATGTATGTGTCGATTCAGCGCAACCCTTTCAACCCGCTATCCATGCTTCCGTTATCGTAAACGAGGATTTGCTGGATGAATGCCTCGACATGGACGACCTCTTTACTCTCAAACGTATTTGCGAAGCTGTGATTGCAAGGCGCCGTAACGTAGGGGGTGAGTGATGGACTTTATAGAATCAGACACGGCTGGGCTGTCTTGGTATGAGTTGTGCGTCCTGAACACTGCTATACGCAGGATGCGGACCAGGGCGCGTAAAGATTACGAGCGCAGTAAGGACAAATGGGGCGACGATATTCGCGAAATCTATTCGCAGCGTGCAGAGACTAAGCTCGAACTGCTTGACTCAATAGCAGCAACTCTGAAGCATTTCGAGAAGCGACTCAGGCGGCACTACGGATTGGATGCCGTCGAGGCTTTTCATATGGAAGAGTCTCAGAAGCTACGCGCGGACAAGGTCGTAATGATTTCAATAAACGAAGGAGGTGAGTGATGAAAATCTACCAAGTATATCGATGGGAACACGAAGAAGGACCAACGGTTACCTTCTACGCCAACAAAGCAGAGGCTACACGAGCAGCCAAAACCTTCATCGAAGACACCGACAATGACACGGCTATAGAAGTGTCCGTATTCGAGCTACCCACAAAGAAAGTGGGGCTAATCAGAGCCTTGAACTCGATAAGCGCAACGAGTGGATACCACCACGCCAGACGGGTTGCATCGTATGAACCGAAAGAAGTACCTGACTACAACTCCGACAGATTCTATGAGGGTGAGTGATGAAGTGTGATGTATGCCAAAGAAGCTCACTTAAAAGCGAACTAAAAATAGTACAGGACTTAGATGAGTTCTGGTGTACTGGGTGCAGAGTTCATGGATATCTCGTTGGAGACCAAGAGTTTTGTGAACCAGCAGATATATGCAACAACTGCGAACATTGGTACTCGAAGAATGGAATCAAACATATAGATGACGACACAGGTGTGGTGACATGTGTCGATTGTTTTGAGGAGGACGATAGTGTCATTCAAACATAAGTTCCCTAATAGTGTGACGCTTATTGGATACCTTGAGGGTGTTTCAAATATGGGCCATACTAAAAACTCTGGAACTAAAGTAATAGCAAAGCTTTACAATCCAAGTGAGCAGTACAGAAAATATGACCTGCGTGTTCCGTTGATGGCCCTTGGTAGGCCAGCGCGTATAGTTGAGAAGCTAGCAAAGTCTGGTGATCTTGTAAGTGTAATAGGCCGCATGGCCATGGTTAGTACGGGTAGTGGACTGAGCCTCTACGTTCTTGCTGACCATATTAAATCTCTTGATGAGGATAATATTTATGAAGTGGAATCATATAATTGAACCGAATGGTTCTGAGTTGTGGATGCCTGACTTGGCGTCATTAATAGCTGATAGGCTTGCTAAACCAGCAAAGCTATTGAGCAGCAATCACTCAGCACAAAAGCTTGGTGAGTCAATACTTAGGCAGTTGCATGAAGTTCGAGACTCAACTGGTGGTCTGCGTTTATCACAGAGCGGTACTTGCATTAGACAGTTGGCATATCAGTACCACCATGCTGAAGAGAGCGGGCTTGGTATTGATGCTGCATCTAAGCTTGCCTTTATTGTTGGAGATACAACAGAAGCAATCCTTGTATCTGCACTGATGGAGGCATTTGAGGAGAGCGGTGCAGGTACACTATTTGGTGCGCTTAATGAGCAAGAGGAGGTAATGCTTCAAGTTCCTATTAAGCCAGGACATACTGCTAAAATCAGTGGTCACCCAGATGGCTCAATGGTTGTGATGACACAGTCCAGTGAACCAATACATGCAATCTTAGAAGTTAAGTCCATGTCTGAGTATGGCTTTGGTAAGTTTAGGAAAGAGGGCTTAGGCCCTGATGATTCATACTACAATCAGGTGCAGTCTTACATGGCCAGCAAGGGCTACGAGTGGGCTTACTTGGTAGCGTATAGTAAGACAGCAGGCGCAAAGGATGCAGAGGTGTTTGACGATGGCAGTTGGTTGCCCGTGTCTGCCTTGCATGGACAGTGGATCAAGTATGATGCTGACGCTGTAGTCAACATCAAAGATAAGTTTAGACGGGTGGTTCAGAGCATTGAGCCAGAAGATATTGAAAGACCACATGGGCCGGACAAGAAAGGTCGGTTGTCTTTCCCCTGCGACTATTGCAGGTACTACAAACGATGCTTTCCGTTTGCAGAAGAACATGTTCAAGAGTCACGTTGGCTCAAGAAATCCCATAAAATTAAAGTCTCAGTAGGAGAAGATCGTGATCAATAAAGTAATGCTAGTTGGAAAAGTAAAGAGCGAGCCACAAAGCCGTGGGTCTGCAACATCGTTTAGAATGGGAACCTGGAAGATTATCCACGATGGGAGAAGGTTTGATACTACACACTCTGTAGAAGGGTTTGGTCGGACAGGAGAGTTGATCTCTTCTCTTCGAGAAGGAGAACTGATAAGTGTTGAAGGAGCTATTAAGCATTCATCATATGAGAAGAACGGGCAAAAGGTTTGGTTTACGGCAATCGTTGCTTCGTCTGTTTCTCGCGTTGGAGAAGCCGAGCAACAGCAGGGACAAGCTCAGTCTGCACAGGGCGGTGCTCCGCCACAAGCGCAACAAGCGCAGCATGGGTCAGCGCCATCAGCCTATCCTCCGACTACCTCTCAACAAAACGGAAGCTCTGTTGCACAAGGAAACGCTGGATATGATGAAAAGTATGGCTTCTGAAATCGATGATACAGTAGGCCCTGTTATGGTTATTCCCCACACTATCAATGCTATGAGATCATCTCTATGCAAGATTATAGAAGACGGAGTAACTGTCATATCAGTAGATACTACGGGTAACTTAATGGGTGCGCTGTTTAGCGATGGTGATGAGGGACTGTACTGGTACCGCTCTCCATCAAACGGCTCAACCTTTGGTCTTACACAAGAGATGGTAAGTGCCCGATAGTAAGACAGATGTGTACGTAGGTATCGATCCAGGTAAAGATGGAGCCCTTGTTGCCTTAGATAACAAGGGAACCGTTGTTGCTAGTTATATGACTAAGCAAGACTTTACTATTGGTGTCGGTAAAGGCTCAAAGAGGGAGTACCTTGCCCCAAGAATGGCATATGCAATCAAGTGTTTGTCTGAAAAATACAACGTGAGACTTGTTGTATTAGAGAAACAACACGCTATGCCGGGGCAGGGTGTGACCTCGATGTTCAGTTGTGGCTATGGATATGGTCTATGGGTAGCAACTGTGGCCTCGTTTGGTATCCCTCTTACAGAGGTTCGAGCATCAGCATGGATTAAATCAATCTTAGCTGGTGTGCCTGGTACTGGTAAAGGACGCTCTATTTACGCTGTAACGTCCCGTTTGCCTAAGCTAGACCTTACCCCTGGAGCAAAGAGAAAACCTCACGACGGCCTAGCTGACGCCGCTTGTATAGCTATGTATGCGATTAACCTTGGGGTGTAGTTCAATTGGCAGAACGCCTGGTTGTTACCCAGGAAGTTGTTGGTTCGAGTCCCGCCGCCCCAGCCATCCCCCC